TTGCTTCTTCATCTTTGTAATAAAAGCCGTAATAATTGGTGAACGTTTCATACTCTGTTGGGATTAAAATCATTTTGTTTGCTCCTCTCTTATGCTCTCTCACCATTTTCATAAAAAAACCAACCATAATCCGTAAAAACTTTTACGGCAAATCTTTCTGTTTGCCAAGCTTCATCTTTTTCGTTGTCGAAGTGTCCACCATCATACCAATCTCTGAATTCTGCCAAAGCTTTCTGCTTTGCTTTGGGGGATAATTCAGAGTAGGGGAAATACTCTTTCTGAAGCTTTTTGAGAATTGTCATTTTGTCTGCTCCTTTCATTTATAAATGATAAAGTTTGTTGCAATACCGATTGCCATACCGCTTAATGCGGATATCACCATCCAAGCTACCATTGTGCTTTCTGCTACCATAGTCATTGTTTTAGCTCCTCTCGTTACATTAAATTAAATACTGTAACCTATGCCATATTGCGATGACATAGGTAACAGCATTCAAGATGCTGTTGTTCTTCCGTTTCCGCTTTCATCCTCTCTGCCCATCCTAGGCTGTTGCGTGTAGCTGATGTATTCGCTTTGCGTACCATTGCTACTACCTACACGACTTACTGATACGATATTGAGTTATCAAGGTGCATCTACTGACCGCTTGGGGCTTACAGCTTCGGCATCATCTCCGATGCCATCCCTATTGGGGCTTGCTCACCATCCTTTCTTGACTAGCCCTATCTTGGCTGTCTTGCTGCGTTTAAACCATCTTGCCATCTCGGCTATACTAGTTACAATATACAATTACCACCATATACATTATAACATATTGTCAAGGTATGTCAATGTAACAACAGTACAAATTTAATGCGGTTTTAAGGTATTTTTGTAAAGGTATGACAATGTATCAAAATGTTACACTTTGGCTTAAAAAAGACCCGGGTTCCAGGGAAAATGTAACTGTTACAGATCAAGCAAAAAAGGGTACATAAATTGACAAGAATGTAAACATACATAAATCTGTTCAACAGCATATATATTATAATGGAAGAAAACTTTTAAAGGTGATAAAAACCGCAACATCTTGCACCCCATTTGGAAATGAGTAAGACAAAAAACAGTATTTTTGATACAATATGACAAAAGTGTGGTTTTATACACTTTTTCAAATTCTCCTTTCCTCACTTTTCAGCCTTGCCAAAGCGGTAAGGCTGATTTATTTTATGGTAAACGGTCCCAAAACGCAGAAATCCCTTTTAAGCCCCCTAGCAAGCCCATAGACAGCGTTTTAGGGTCAACGCAAGGAAACATAAGCACCCCCTTGTGAAAATGCGAGGAAGAAGCATAAATTTAGGGTATATATACCACTAGGTATACATCATATACTTTTATCAACAGAAATTATCTTGTATACTTTGTCGAGATATGACAATATACAAGATGTTGAAAACGCAGTAGTGGTGCGGTTTCCAGAGGGGTATATACTTTTATTAGTTTGTCATCACTTGAAAAAGTATAACCTAGCATTCTACCATACTTTATCTTGATAAAATTGTTATCACTTTATTTTTCAAAATGAAATCCACTTTCGCCAATACTAATATGAATACTAGGAATTGGGGATATGGAACAAAAACAGCCATATACATTTTATAAATAAGATGTATATCCCTACAGTTTAATAGGAATTGAAGTCGTGCGGATGGTTTCCGTTAACCTCGCAATCACGCAAGGGTAACATACTTCCGCTCTGTTGCAATCAGAATGCCGTAGGCATTTTTTAGGGGTAAAATACATCTTGGCTCTGTTGTTGCGTTTGCCTAGGGTTTCGTTGTTTTCGTTCCCTTTTTGGGGGTTTTTAATATTAATCATTATCTATATTTTATATATTAATATTATATAGATATATTAATAGTATTATTGATATAGTTATATTAATTATAATTAATAAGTATTATAGTATAGTAAACTATATTAATAATAATATTAATAGATATTGCTATAGTATAGTAGTTATAATATATATAGATATGGTGAAGTTATCTGTAAATTCAGCTTCTCGGTTCACGCTCGCTTCATATAGTGTTTCACATAGTTGGTTTTGGTTTGGTTCAGCTATGGCAAAGGCTTTGGGGTGTTTTGGGGGATGTCGTGACAGTTCGCTGAAAATGTCGTAAAATGTCGTTTTTCACCTTTTGGGTATTAAGGTAAGTATAATGGATGAGCAGAAAAGTATATTAACCGATGGTATTGCGGATGCTTCCGTATGGCATCCACGAAAGCCCACAAAGGGCAACGAATGGAAAGAACAGCGGTTTGACCTAGAGGATGGCTATTCCTTTTGGCTGTCCGCATACTCTGTGCGTAGCTTTCCGAACGGATTTGAACTGCCAAAGGACATAGATGCACTCACTTGCGGATATCTGTACCGCTGTTCTATGTTGTTACAGCCAAAAACAAATATGTTAGTGAAGCACCACAAGAACTACGACAAGCCACTGAACAGCAGATTATTGGCTAAAGAGTTGGGGATAGGGATAAGGCAGTGCCAACGCTTTCTGAAAGATGTAAAAGAGCGAGGTATCATAAAAGAGGATGACCACAGGCTGTATATGAACCCAATCTATTTTATACGCAGCAGGAAATTGAATTGGAAGTTATACACGCTGTTTGAGAAAGACATAGAGCCGTTCCTACCGCAGTGGGTAGTTGATAGGTTCAATGGTGATATAAACGCATAGGTTTTACAAGTGCCAGAATCAGCTTGAAGCGTGCCGTAAGGCACACATAATCTTTAACCAAAGACTCATTCTCAATCAGGCATTATTTTTATGATAACGGAGACTACCACCTACCACCCAACGTCCAGGACAGGGCATGGGATTACACACACACCCCCGGAAAAATATACGTATAATTTTACATAAGTTGAGGGCGGAGCAATGGCAAATTTACATTTATTAACGAAGAAGATATTAAAGGCGATACGGATTAAGTATCAGCAGCAGGTATTATATGCAGAAGAGCAAAAGATTAGCGAGCGTACGGGTCGCGTATACACGGAGTACAGGTTGAACTTATGTGTAAGCGCAGAGAAGTACAACGAGATAAATCCCGACAATCCGTTAAACCCGAAGATACACAAGAGTACGTTAGCGACGATACCGTTAAAGCGGTCGGTAAAGATTGAGGAGATATTTTTATATTTATTAAACGAGATATGGAAGAAATTAGAGAGTGGTGAGATGTATGAGCAGGGGGAAAGGGCGAGAGAAAAGATTAGAAGTAGACGCGGTGTTGGACGCGGCAAAAGAGCATATTGTAGTACGGGAGTATTACAAGACGCACTTACTGGCGAAGAGTTACCAGGCGGCATTTCCGGGAGCGAGTGCGGGGACGGCGCGGGAGAGAGCCAGGGAGATATTGGAGAAGCCTGAAAACGTTGAGTACATGAAGCTGCTGATTGAGCGCAATGCGAAGAAGGGTTATGCTTCATTGGACAGGGTGAAGTCATTCTTGTCGGATGTGATGGAAGGCCGTGTAAAGGATCAGTTTGGGTTAGATGCGAGTTTAAGTGACCGGATCAAGGCGGCAGAGGACATAATCCGTTGCGAGGGTGGATTCAAGGACAAGACGGAAGTCAGTTTGAATGTAAATGTGGCAGAGATGTTGAAGGCTGCGAGGGAAAGGGCTACGAGCAGGCAGATACCTGCGAAGAGTTCTCCAGAGATTATTGATGTGACCCCGGTGGGGGAGTCATAACAGAGGGGTAGGGGGAAAGGTGGTCAAATGGCCAAAAAATTATCGGATTTTTCCGCAGAAGACAGAGGGGCGCTGGCGGCGTTCCTGGGGGAATTTGCGCACGACCCGGTGGGGTTTGTATGGGCGGCGTTTCCGTGGGGAGAGGGTGAGTTGGAAGGTCAATCCCCGCAGGAGTGGCAGTTGGAGTTATTGGAAGACATCAAGGATGGTTTAAAGGATATCAATACGGTTATCAGGGAAGTAAGGGCATCTGGTAACGGTATTGGGAAGAGCGCATTGGTAAGTTGGCTGATACTGTGGTCGTTGGGTACGTTTGAGGACACGAAGGGTGTTGTCACGGCGAACACGGACACGCAGTTGAGGACGAAGACCTGGGCGGAGCTGGCAAAATGGCACCGGCTGTTCATTGGGAATCCGTTGTTTGATTACACGGCTACCTCGTTGTACAGTTCCGACCCCAAGCACGAAAAGACCTGGCGGATCGATGCGATTCCGTGGTCGGAGCAGAACCCGGAAGCATTTGCGGGTCTGCACAACCAGGGCAGGAGAATCCTTATCATCTTCGATGAAGCTTCGGCAATAGCCGATGTGATATGGGAAACCGTAGAAGGTGCTACGACAGACAAAGATACAGAGATCATATGGTGTGCATTTGGCAACCCAACGCGTCCTTCGGGGCGCTTTTTTGATTGCTTCAATAAATTCAGAAATTTTTGGCATCACAAACAGATTGATTCCCGGACGGTGCGGATTTCCAACAAACAGCAGCTGAACGAGTGGGTCGATGCGTGGGGCATTGATTCAGACTTCGTAAAGGTGCATGTGCTGGGTGAGTTCCCCAACGCGGCGGCGAACCAGCTGATAAGCAGGACGCTGGTGGATGAGGCGGTGAAGCGTGGGAAAGCGTACTGCATCGACGATGCTTCGGACAGGGAACCCGTTATCATCGGCTGCGACCCGGCATGGACTGGTGAGGACACGCTGATCGTGTACCTACGCAAGGGCAACTTCACAAAGGTGTTGTGGGAGTTGAAGAGCAACAACGATGACACGTTGGTTGCGGAGAAGCTTGCGTATTTCCAAGATGAGTATGGGATGAGCAAGGGCTTCATCGACCAGGGCTACGGCACGGGCATCTATTCCGTGCTGCGTAGCATGGGTCGTAACGATGCGTGGCAATTGGTACCTTTTGCCAGCAAACCTACGGATGAATATTACGCGAACAAGCGCGCCGAGATGTGGTGCGAGATGAAGAAATGGCTGCAGGACGGTGGTGCGTTGGAGAGCAAGCCGGAAATCGTTACGGACTTGACGGGTCCGGAAGCGGCCATCAACAGAAGAGGCAAGTTGCAGTTAGAAAGTAAGGATGACATGAAACGGCGGGGTCTTGCCTCACCGAACTATGGTGATGCATTGGCTCTGACGTTTGCGCAGCCGGTGATGTTAAATAAGCGTTCACGCTTCAACAAGATGCGGAGAGAAGGGAAGATTCGCAAATTTGGGAGCATGTAACGCTGTTTTTATATAAAAAATTCCAAAAACTATGAAGAAGGAGGGAATTCCGATGTTTTTACGCAGTTTCAACCAAATTAAGACGGGCAAGCTTACGTTGTCCGGCACGGCGCAGAAGCTGGCGTTGCCGTCCACGTTGGAGAACGGCATGATGGACAGTGGCCGGTCTGCCGTGGAGATCAACAACACGAGCGAGAACGCGGCCTATATCGGCGATGCAAACGTTACGAGTTCCAACGGTCTGCCGATTGCGGCCGGGACGAGCCGTGTTTTCCCCGTGCAGTTCGGCAGCGCAGACCACATTTATGCGGTGGGTGACGGAGACGTGATTATTGCAGAATATTTTTGAGCGGTGGTGTGAAAAATGAGTATTGCAGAAGGCAACGGCCTTGATTTCAGCAGAAAACTGAATGATTCACAGGCGAATATCTCGCAGGGGCAGAACATAGGCACCACCCCGATGGTACAGCAGAACCCGCAGGCCATGAGGCCGATCGATTATCTCACCCAGCAGATGGAGCCGGAGAAGAACACCGAAGAAATCTCGCTGGACACCCTAAAAAAGAAAGAGATCGAGAAGATCATGCGGGCGTATGAGCGTGGGAAGGACGTGGCCGACGACTATTTTGACGGCACGATACGGCCTAAGCTGTTGGAACGCAGGGACATGTACCTTGCAAGCAAAGAACACTACCAGCACAAGTTCCCCAGGCTGTCGGAGACGTCGGAGTTTTGTTCCAGGGACATCAAGACCACGATAAAATGGATGCTTCCTTCGCTGGAAGAGCCGTTTTTGGGTACGGATGACCCCGTGGATATCCGCGCCGTGAACATCGATGATGATGAAAAGGCCAAAAAAGTACAGCAGTTATTGAAATACCAGCTGCAACGGAAGAACGCCTACCCGACTTTCATTGAGAGCGCGTGGAAAGACGCCCTGAAGTACAACTGGTGCGTGGCGAAAGTGTGGTGGAGACGCGAGGAAGAGCGTACCCGCTACAAGCAGATGATAGAGTCCGGCAACGTGGACTTTGTGGCGATGCTGATGCAGGAAGAACAGGCGGGGAACGCGGAGATTGTCGACGTGAAACCGCTGAAGGACGCACAGGACATCTTCGTTATCACGTTTGACAAGATTACTGTGACGGCCAACTACCCTGTGGTTCAGTATATGTCCCCGGACGAGCTGCGGTTCACCCCGGACGGAAGAAGTGTGCAGGACGCCAAGTTCATCGCCCACAGGAAGATTGTCAACGGCGACTACCTGAAGCAGAAGGAAGCCGAGGGTATCTACAAAAACGTGGACAAGGCGATGGAAGATTACGAAAAGAGCAACGGCGACACCAGGCCCGACGAGTTGCAGGTCATTTCCAACAGCGAGTTGGAGACTATCGCCGACAAGCTGAGCGACGACGACCTGGCTTCCAAGCAGTTTGAACTGTATGAGTGCTACATGCATGTGGATTACAACAACGACGGGCGTTATGAGAACATTATCGCTCACGTCATCGGTGACACGCCGATACGGATCGCGAAGAATGACATGGACATGGCCCCGTTCTTCCACTTTTCGGTAGAAGCAGACCCCATCAACGCGTTCAACGAGCAGGAAGGGTTTACGGATGACTTGGAACAGCAGCAGGATTTGAAGACCGCCGTTTTCCGGCAGGTCATCACGAACGTTGCCAAAAACAACGCACCGCAAATCTTTGCCAACAACAACGTGGACGTGGACGCCCTGATCAATGGCGATGAGATCGTTTTGGTAGATACGACGGAGAACCCCGCCACGCAGGTGTACGGTGGTTCACAGTTGCCTATCAGCCCGCTTTCCATGCAGGTCATTGAGTATGCGCAGAACGAGATTGAGGCGCAGAGCGGTTCGACCCGGTACAACCAGGGCTTGGACAGCAATTCGCTGAACAAGACTGCGACCGGCATCACGGCCATCCTGGGCAGTGCGGAAAAACGCATGAAACAGATGAGCCGGATGTTTGCTGAGAACTTTATCGTTCCTATATTCAAGTACATCATCCTGTTAGACCAGAAGTACATGGACCAGGAGCAGGTCATCCGCCTTACCAACGAAAACATCGTCATTACCAGGGACGAACTGAACATTGACTACGACCTGATCATCAACGTAGGGCTTGGCCCCGGCACGAAAGAAGCGCAGATTCAGTACCTGATGGTCATGATTAACCAGATTTACCCGCAGTTGGCGCAGGCCGGGCTTGTCACACCGAAGTCATGGTACAACATTATTTCCGAACTGTTGGAGAAGATGGGTATACGGAATGTCCAAAACTACATTCTGGACCCGGACAGCGACGAGGCAAAACAGTTGGCGCAACAGCAACAGCAACAGGCCGAGCAGCAGAAGCAGGAAGCCGTGCAGTTTGAGCAGATGAAGGCGCAGTGGGATATCGCCAAGGCAAGCGCGCCCAAGACGAGCATCTCGGTGCAGTACCCCGACCTGCCGCCTGCCGCGCAGATGCAGCTGTTACAGTCTGTCGGAGCGAAAGTAAACGCAGAGGATATAGTACAGAAAGAGGAATTGGAAAGTGTTAAGGAATTCAATAAGAAACTCCCAATACAGGGCCTTGGCAACGGAGTTGGCGAAAATCGGAACAATACCCAGCCGGGTGGCCCAGGACAGGCAGCGCAAACTCCTGCTCCAGCAGGTGGTAAACCTTGGTGAAAAGGCTAAGGCTGCCAAGGAGATACTGGACATCTTTATGGACAACACGGAAGACATGGTGCTGGAGTCCATAAAAAACACCAACAGCGAGGAGAAGCTGATGGAAATTAGGGCGTATTACAATGCCTGCCTTGCGTTGGAAGCGGAAGTGACGAACATGATAAATAAAGCGGTCACTAAGGAAAAGACGTTAGAAAGTCTTAACAAGAGGAAAGGAGAATAAGGGAAATGGATGGAATGACACAGCAAAGCGGTTTCAATGCGGGAACAGGTGGCGGCGATTCCCCCTCCGCGTCCACCGTCGAAACGACGACCACGACTACCGCAGCAGAAACTCAGACCAATGAAAGCCCGTCTTCCGATGGCGGTGGTGGTTTACCTCCGGCTTCCACCGCCACGGGAGCGGAAGACAATACGTTAGCGCAATCGGAGAAAGGTTCGTTCAAGCTGGTGTTTAACGAAAGGACGGGGAGAAACGAGGTTGTTTCGACCATGCCGACAGAAACCGAGCCTGAAGAGGAGTCAAACCGACCGGCAGAACCGCAACAGCAGGCGCAGAAAGAGGAACAGAAACCCGCTGAACCGCAGAAAGCACCGGACAACTACAACGGAAACGAACTGTTGCAGTACATGCAGATGGTAAGGCAGCAGGCGGCACAGGCCTACTACCCGCCACAGCCGCCCCCACAGCCGGTACAACAGCCTGTTCCCCAACAGCAGCCAGCTCCCGCTCCGCAGCCTGTCGATGAAACGGCGCAGGCAAAGGAGTATTACGCAAACGTAAACAAGATGGCGCGGGAACGCGCAATGAGGGAAGTCGGCATTACGCAGGACGAACTTGACGTTGCGGAGTACAGTGATGATAAAGAACTGTTGGACAAGGTTGCCGCCTACAGAACGGCAATTGAGAACAACAAGAGCCAGATCATGCGCGACGTTGACAACATCAGGCGCACATGGGAAGCGGAAAGGGCAGACCATGCGAATGCGTATCAGGCGGTAGCCGCTTTTGTCCAGGACATGAAGCAGAAAGAACCCAACTTCGATGCCATAGACAAAATGATGATTTCACGCGTGGCGAAGATGCCGTATGAACAGGCAGTAAAACTCGCACCGCTTATCCTAAAGGTGCAGAACGGAACTCTGAACATGGCTGATTTGCCCGCGTTACAGGATATGTACAACCAGACAAGGCTTGAGTTCTACTCCAAGAAAGAGGGTGTAGGGCTTGCGCCCAAAGTGACAAAGCCGGCGTTTGTGGAAACCCCTGGCACAGGCAAAGAGCCACCCAAGAAAACAGCTCCTCTTTCCGCTTTGGGAACGATGAGCAAGCGAGACAGGGAAGCGGCCATCGGTCAGATGTTTGGCAGCTTCTTTGATGATTAATACACAATAATACGCATAAGACCGCCGTAGGGAATGCCAACCCGACGGCGGTTTTATAATAAAAAAATTTATTATACGAGGTGATTAAAAATGGCAGACGCTTATGTAACCCGTTATCCGGGACCATCAACCAGTCAGAGTTTTACTTATGAAGCTTGGGGTAACGCTGAAGACATTTCCCCGATCATCACCAGTATTTCCCCTGACAAAACTCCGTTCCTGTCTTCTATTCCTGACGGGCCCAATGCAGTAGAACCGGCTTTCTCTTGGCCGACCGAAGAACTGCATCCGCCTATGGTAAACAAACACTTGGAAAAAGAAGACTACTCCAGCCATCCGGTTGGAAGCATGGAAGCACTGGACAACGTTGTTCAGATTTTCATGACCAGCGGCTATGTAACCGATATGCAGCGTAAGGCTCGCAAGGTTTACAAGGGTGGGGATGAATTCAACCGCCAGCTGACCAAGGCCTTTACGGAACATGCCCGCGACATCGAATACGCTTTCGTAAACAATGACAGCAAAGTGACCGGCACCGCAGCTCGTCAGGCCATGACCGGCGGTCTTCCGTACTTCATGCAGAAGAAAACGCTGGCTGCTTCCGTAGAAACCACTTATGGCGTAGTAACCACTACTTCCGCACACAACCTGCGCACCGGTGACTTCGTTTACTTCGACGCGACCGCTATGCCGACCGGTCTGAAGAAAAACACCCTGTACTATGTACGGCTGGACGAAACCACTCCCGCTACCAAATTCAATGTATATCTTTCTCTGAAAGATGCGGTTGAGGGTACTGAAAATGCGGAAATCATTCCGACCACTGCCGGTACCAGCCTGCTGGTTGTCATGAACAATGTAGTTGACCTGGGCAGCGCTGCTGACTACACCGTAGCCAACATCAATGCGGCTATGGAAATGGCTTACCGCCGTGGCGGCAACCCGGATACCCTGTGGGCTTCTCCGCATAACAAAGCACGGTTCTCCGAAATTGTTAATGCTTTGTCCACCACTACCCGCAAATCTGGCGACAAGAAGACCAACCTGATCGCTACTACGCTGGAAACCGACTTTGGTGAAGTCGTTTGCAAACCTCATCTGTGGTTCCCGAATGATTTCATGCTGGCACTGGATTCCCAGTACCTGGAAAAGAAATGGTTCCAGCGCACCCACAAAGTTCAGGGTCTGGCTAAGAAAGGTAACTACAGCGAGTTCGTAATCGAATCTTCCATCGGCCTGAAATTCGACCAGCCGCTGAGTTCCGCAGCCATTATCAACATTCAGGTATAATCCCATTAGGGCCGTTTAAGGGATTATCCCGACAAGTTAAAATTCAAGGTCCTGATTATTCTTACGTCTCACGTTGTTTAGTCAGGACCTGAATTCTTTATGTAGGGGGAAAGAGATGGAAGACTACAAGGATGAGAACCAGCCGTCAAATATAAGCTACCAGACATTTGAGTCCGAGCTTGATGAGAACGGCAAAGAAAGATACCGTCTGCGGACTACCGTTTCGTTAGACGATGCCATAAACCAGGTAAAGTATGACAACGAGATGGGCGGCAGGATAGGAACGGGCAGCGACGAGGTAATGATAAAGGCTGAAATACCTTTGGAGCTTTGGGCATTAGACCCGATGCTGCGAAAGGCCGCATTCTTTAAGTCGCAAGGTGACATAGCACACTACACGCATTATTTTGACATGTTTCTTCGCTTAAATCCGCAGTTTAAGACAGAGTTTAAACAACGTATTTTCACCACAAGGTAAGGCGGTGAGCAAATGGCTATCAACGTAAAAAAGCTGGTCTACAAGATCAGGTACAAGGCAAACGATTTGAACGAGGTGCAATACAGTGACTTTGATGTAAAAGAGGCCATAAACGATTGCATCCGGTATCTGAACCAGGAAAAGTCGATGAAAAACAGCGACTTTTTGGAAAAGATAAAACACTATGTGCAGGATGAAATGAACGCGGAAGTGCAGGAGTACAACGAACAGCACCCGACAGAACCGAAACCGCTGTACGATTTTCCGACAACGGGAGCGGAGATTCCGGAAGACCTGATTTCGTTGGTTGACATCATGCGTACCAAAGATGGCTACCATATGTCACCGATACCCGCGGTAGAACAAATAAATCCCCATCAGCAGGGTCAATATAAAATAGTAAATGGCAGAATATATGCAAATACAGACTTTGATATGCTGTACCGTGCAGAAATAGCACAGATTTCGCTGAACGATATGTCAAGCAGTACTGCTGTAATAGAGCTGCCATCCGTATTTACGGAGCTGGTGGCAAAGGTTGCCACTATGATTCTGCTGAACAGCGCAGACACAGACGTGCTGCTGAAAGAAGTGGAACGGGTGACAGATTACCTTGTATCCGGCAGACGGTACAACAATATCAAGGTACGGATGCCGTTCAAGGTGTAAAGGCGGTGAGACAGAATGAATGTAAGTGAAGCAATCATTGCGGTACGGCACAGGATAAATGACCGCGATGAGGTAGGGCTGGATAACGAAGAGATTCTTTCCTACCTGAACAGCGCAATACAGTACATATGTCAGGCGCTGGCAACGGCAAATGCACCCGTGCTGGTAGACGACCTGACAATCAATTCGGCGACCGCCACGCTGCCCAAGAATTTTATCAAGTTGGCAGGCATTTTCCCGACCAAGATTACCGGCAACACGATTAAATTATTAGATACACCGCCACAGACGATACGCTATTTCACCGCATATGGGTGGCCTGACATGAACGGTGAGATGCCGTTTGAACAGGACGCTTTGAACGAGGTGGCTGTGCAGATGGCGGCTATCTATGCGAACAATCAGCAGGAGCTGGATGTATCGCAGGACAAAGCGCTGTTCGGAGAGTTTACGACTGCAATCTTGGCGGCGGCAGGCATAGGGGGTAACGGAGCATGAGCATAGCAGCAACTAAAATTGTGCGGCATATCCGTTTACAGATCGATGATTTCGATGAAGTAAAGGTATCCGACTACCAAATCTTAATATTCCTGAACCGCGCGTTGGCAGCTATATCCACGGCGGTGGCGGCAAGAGGGCTTGATTTCCTGACCGCGTCGCAGACATACAGCGGTTCCAGCGCAAGCACCGGTGCAAACCTGCCCGATGACTTCCAAACCCTGAAAGAGGTAACGGATGGTTCTACGGGATACACGCTGACGCCCACCTATATTACAAAAACGCCTGCGGCTTATGAGTACAAGGTCATGGGCGAAAAGATTTATTGCGGTGCGGCTTCTTATACACTGTTTTATCAGAAGTTTATCGGGCCGATAGATTCGTTGCTGACAGATAGCGTTGCGGTTCCGGGGTATTGTTTGGGTCTTATCGTGCAGACTACGGTAGCCCTTATGCAAGGCACAACGCCTGATGTTGTGGTTCAGCTTATTAACAACATCATCAACACGGACTTTCCCGGTATGACATACGACAAACAGAGGGGCAGGGTGATAGAAAATGCTGGTTGAGGAAGCGGTAAACAGAATAAAGGCAGCTGGCAGAGGAACGGGTCAGGATTGGGGTGTTGACAGGGCGATAGACTTTCTCAACACGGCAATCCAACAAATCAGTTCTTTACTGGCGGCAAATCGGTATCCACCCATTGTCAAAACAATTCAGCTGGCAGATGGCGATTCGCTGCCCAGCAACTACCTGTTTTCGTGTGGCAATTACCCGATCCGCATCACGGATGGGGAAGTTGATTTTTTGGATGATGAACTGACAGAGATTCGGTTCCGTTATTTTGCCGCCCCTGACAAGGTGGTAAAGACGGCAGATTCTATGCCGTTTTCTAACGATGCCATAAACGAGGTTGTGGTAAAGGGTGCGATACTGTTGGCGCTGAATGAGAACGGCAAGCAGATTGCACAGGATTCACAGCTTGTGGCGGCATTGCAGCAGGCGGTAACGATGGGATTGGCTGGTGTGCAGACAGCGCCTACGGAGAAATAAAGTATGAACACTGAAAACCTGAAATCCAAGCTTGAACAGATACCGAACAATGTTAGCGGTGATGGTAAAAGCTTTGTAGCACAACTGAAAAAGTATTTGCAATCTTTCCGTGATGACACGAAAAACAAGATTGACAGCATTGGTGCCGGGGCCGTGGAGCAGGTTTTCGATTTGCAGTTGTCGGAAGAACACGACTACGATTCTCACGGCAATCCCATCAACAACATCTTTGTGGAGTTTGACAACACCAATGTATCAAACTATCTCAATGCACAGATATGGATGCGGAAGTCCACGGAAAACGCATATCGTATGGTGGGAACAACAAGCAATGTGACCTACACGATTCCTGATGTGCTGACTGGTGCGACCTATTATGTAAAGGTAATAGCCTGCAGCACGAACAGCGGAACGGCTGATTTTGATGATGCACCGGAAGAAGACATCACGATTCAGGGAAGCGTTCTTGTTCCTGCCGCTCCCACACAGTTTTATCTCACATTTGACGAGGAAGGCGCACTGTGGGAATGGCAATTTGTAGATAACGGTTATGTAGATTTCTTTGAGTTGCGTATGGACGGTCACGCGGGAACATGGGATGCGAACAGGCTGGACAGCACCCGCAACACTTATTCAAGGGTTAACCCGCCATCCCGAAGCGGTACGGCGTATCTGTTTATCCGTAATGTTTACGGAATGTACAGCCAACCGGCTACGCACACGTTTAACATCGCAGCCCCGTCCAAACCTAACGACGCCACACTGGAAATGACATTGGATGGTGTGGTTATCACCATGGACCCGCTTCCTTTGGGGTGCATAGGGTATGAACTGGAAATCACGGATTATCAGAATAATGCGGAAATCTATGAAAGCAAGAATAACCAGTTTGTGTATTTTCAGTTCTCCGGCAGCATATCGGTACGGTATCGGTTTGTTGACCCGGCAGGACATGGCGAATGGTCTGACGCGGTAAGCGGCAATGTAAAAACAATACTGAACGCCATTGAATTACCCGCCATCAGTTACAGTATGTTTGACGCAGCTACGCAGGCTGCGGTGGATCAGGCGACAACCGCTTTAACCGCCGTGGATGAACTGGGCGACCAACTGTTGGACATTATCACAACACAGGGCGAAGGTACTTCCACAGAATTTGCTTTGTTGCAGAGTCAGGTAAACACTAACACCAACAGCATAAGCACGGTTATTGCAAACCTGAACGTAAGCCCTGATGGAACAAATTCCGCATACACATCCATCAACCAGCTGAAGCAGACGGCTAACAGCATCTCATCTACGCTGGCTACATATCAAACCACGCAGAACGGGATAAACCAAACTGTCAGCACAAACATATCTAACTTGCAGCAAACTGCGACCGGGTTATCCAGCACAGTACAGACGCTGACAAGCACAACGATACCGGGGCTTACGGCTGCGGATACCGCATTAAGCAACCGCATCACCACAAATGCTTCCAATATTACGCAGGCAAGTAACAGTATCACGGCAGTGGTTACGGAGTTAAGCAAGACCGATCCATCAACGGTCAATTATGCCGCGATTACTGCATTATCAAGTGGCATTGACTTGTGCGTAAAAGATACGGATTTGACAGGCGCGACCATTGTTAACCGCATTAATATTAGTCCTACTGTGACGACCATTGATGGCAAGTATCTTCATGTTACAGGTCAGACAGTGTTTGACGACGCGGTTGTTTTCAGCAGGGCAATAGCATCGGGTGCGGTTACCGAAGCCAAGTTGGGAACAAGTGCTGTAACGGCAACAAAGATTAAAGATGGTGAGATTTTAACCGCCAAGCTTGCCGCCAATGCGGTTACAGCTGCAAAAATACAAGCGAATGCTATAGAAACAGACAAAATTAAAACCGGTGCGGTTACCGCCATAAAAATGACAGTTGCGGCATTAGACGTTACTGGCAATTTAAAAGCCAACACTGTTGGCGCAAGCCAGCTTCAGGCAGAAAGCGTAATCGCCGGAAAAATTGCAGCAAATGCTGTAACCGCTTCCAATATAAGCGTAGCAAACCTTTCCGCCATTTCTGCGAATATGGGAACAGTAACGGCTGGCACCGTCAAAGGCATAACAATAATTGGCTCTAATATTAAAAACACGGCTGGAACGTTTACTGTAAGCCCTGAAGGTGTTATAACCGGCGCAAAACTGATTGCCAGTACAATTCAAAATGCTGCTAACAACCCGACTTTCAAGGTTACGGCAAACGGGGCAATTACGGGGGCCGCTCTTTCTGCTTCAACAATCAGCGGTGGCACGATCACTGGTTCTACAATTATCGGTGCAACATTAAGAAACAGCTCCAATACATTCAGCGTAGACGCCAATGGTGTAATCAAGGGAGCATCACTTACAGCACCTGCCATAACTGGTGGCACGATTCAGAGCAACACTTCAATATCTTCCCCTGTAATTAGCGGCGGCACGATAACAGGTACGACGATAATTGGAAGCACAATCCAAAATGCGGCAAGCAATCCAACATTTAAAGTTACTTCAAGTGGCACGGTAACGGGTGCAAAGTTAATTGCCCCCACAATACAAAACGCAGCAAGCAACCCATCATTTTCGGTGGATGCAAACGGCAATATTAAGGGCGCTACCCTTACGGCGGCAACAATTAACACAGGCACTATAAATGCCAATATGATTACTTCTGCGGGCTTTACTGTTAGAGCATCAGTTATTGGCAATGGAACAGTAAGCGGAAACGGCGGTACAATTCCGTTGCCAAGTGGATACACCGAGGCACAATGCTTGTGGGCTGCGTATCCACCCGAACTTCCTTATCAGCATCCTGACAGTATTTTCAGCAGATATCGTTTAACCGGATCAGTATTTTCTGTTGTTGGGCGCAAGATAATATTTTATGGAATTTATAGCCTTCCCACCGGGGGGGAACGCGATTATGAGGACAAATATTACTATCCAAACTGCACATATCGCATTATCGGCATTAAATAAGGAGAACATATGTACTATCAGTTTGACAAAGATGGGGTTTGCATATCTTCATCTACATACCCAACAGTAGAGGAAGCAGGAATTGTTTCCGTGTATACTGATGCAATATACAGTGACATCGAAAATTTAGCATTAATAGATGGTGAAGTAGTCCATTTAGAACCGAAAGAGGATGATGTAAATGGAACTGAAATTTCAAGTTAAAAACCAAAGGTTATATTTGCAAACTGTAAACAAGGTTGTGGCAGACAGCGTTGGTTATCTGACCGCCGCCTTTTCCTTTACCGATGATTGGAATGGCGCGGTTAAAATCGCACAGTTTACAAGGGGTACAACAACTACCAACGCAACACTGGTAGACAACAAATGCACTGTTCCCACCGCTGTGCTGTCAGGCGAAGGCGAGTTCTTTGTCAGTGTTTACGGATCGCTTAACGATAATTCTGTTATTGTTACCGCAAACGCAATTAAGATTGAGGTGGTTCCCAGCGGATTTATTGCGGAAGCCGGAACGATAAGTCAGGAAACGGCTGCCGCGCTGGAAGCACACGCTGACGCAGTAGAAGCGGTAATCAACAATTCAACTACTAGTGAAGGTGGTAACGCAAGGAAAGTTGAGTTTACAGTTAAAAACCAATCCTTGTACCTGACCACCCGTGGCAGGGTTGTAGCTGATTCACAAGGCTATCTTGGCGCAAAGTTTACGTTTACCGACGATTGGAACGGCACTGTAAAAGTAGCGCAGTTCAAGCGTGGGGATTTGTTTTACAGCATCCTTTTGGACAGCAACGATGAGTGTACCATTCCGTGGGAAGTACTGGTAGATGAAGGCGAGTTTATTTGCAATGTATTTGGCAACAACACGCAGAACTCTGCCAATAAGATCATCACTGTAAACCCGGTGACGGTTCCTGTTGATGCAAGCGGGCTTACAGCTGGAGAACTTCCTGACGAACCGACAGAGGGTGTAGATGGTCAGGTGCTGTATGAGATTTACAGATACGCAGAAGAGGCCGCCGCTTCGGCATCGGCTGCCGCGTCATCTGCCACACTGGCGCAAGGATATGCAGGTTCTGCAGCATCTTCTGCACAAGATTTAGATACTGCTGTAAGCAGCGCACAGGAGTCGGCCGAAACAGCTTCCGAAGCTGCATCTTCTGCGGCAAGCGTGTTGGAAGACGCCACTGAATTAAGCGAACAGGTTACAGAGTTGTACGCAGAAGTAACCGAAGCGTTGGATATGATGGACGACTATCTTCCGTTGGCAGGTGGCACTCTTACTGGCACTGTGTACGGCATAACGCAGACGGCTGGGGATAACTCCACAAAGTTGGCAACTACGGCCTACGCAGATACCGCGGCTGCAAATGCTATTGCAGAACTTGTAGATCAAGCACCCGAAACATTGGACACTTTGGAAGAACTTGCCGCTGCGTTGGGCGACGACCCCAACTTTGCCACCACGGTCGCTACGGAGATCGGTACAAAGGTTACGGCTGGCACGTCGGATTATATCAAGTCTGCTTCCGTATCGGGGAGTACGCTTACCCTGACAAAAGGCAACGATGATATCGTGACCTTTACTGATACAGACACAACCTATACTGCGGGAACAAACGTGTCCATCGGTTCAGGCAATGTGATTAGCGCTACCGATACCACCTATACTGCCGGTACCGGGCTGTCGCTTACGAACACAGAGTTCTCGCTGGATACGGCTTCTGCGAACGGTTTGGGCGGCGTAAAGGTCGGAACCAACCTGTCGATAGATAATGACGGCGTACTGTCGGCTACGGACACTACTTATACTGCTGGTACGAATGTGTCTATTACGAACAACGCAATCAGCGCCACTGATACGACCTATACAGGCAGCGATGGCATTACGCTGACGGGTACAAATTTCACTAATAGTGGTGTGCGTTCTATCGCAACAGGAAGCACAAACGGCACAATATCCGTTAATACCAACGGTGCTTCTGCGGATGTTTCGGTAAAAGGTTTAGGTGAATTTGCATATCTTAATAAATCCGCTATTGCTACGGGTTCTGCTAATGGCACGATATCCGTAGGCGGCAGCGACGTATCGGTCAAAGGTGTGGGTTCACCACTTGTTTTATCGGATGACGCAGCTACGTCGATCCCATCTAATGCGGATTTGAACACCTACACTACCGCAGGAACGTATATAAGCAGGTCTGCAAGCAGAACAAATTCGCTTTCCAATTGCCCGGTAACGAGTGTTTCCATAAAAATGGTTGTGCTATATATTGGTTATGGAAATGTTGATTATGGGCAACAGATAATTTTTGAATCGAACAAGAGAATATGGGTAAGAAATGCTACAACAAATGGGAATTGGGGAAATTGGAAGCACATTGCCTATTCAGAAGATGTTTTGCCTCTTGCTGGTGGTACATTAACTGGCAATTTACAAATCAAAAAAGATGCTCCTGAAATTTGGCTTGACAATTCTTCACTGACAAGAGGAACAAATCCAAGTGCCACCACAACTGCGGGTACAGTTTATTTCCGTGACAACACTAATTCCGTATATACATATATTGCAGGGAGAGTCAATATAGATGGTGACGGCATTACCAACATTGTGCAAAGGCAGAGCAACGGATCAAGTCGTGGTGTTAATTTTCTCGCAAATTCAACCGCAAGCGTATTTTATCCCGGTGACAACAACCATTGGTTGTTAGGTGATGACACACACAGATGGAAAAACCTATACTGTGGTAGTGCAGATTTTAACGGCACAGTTACTGGTGTAACTCCTGCATCCGCTGATGATAGCACCAAATTCGCTACTACAGAATGGTGTAATGATGCATTTATGCCGATTGCAGAGGGTGCAAGGCAGATAGTTGTTAATGTATCCTCTAATCATGGTGTATTTACTGTTGCCGCACCAAATAACAGTTCCTATTTTTCCTGCATGATAGCGTTCATGTCAACAACCGGGGCGCAGTTTAATCGCATATATTTCGTGAAAGGTTATTGGACAGGTGGCACAAGCAGGACGAAATACTGGATGGTGCCAACAGATAGTGATAATGGTAATTTTTCTGTTGCCGTTGATCCAGACAATAACAAAGTAACTTTCACAACATCAACCAACGCAAATATTAGAGCAGTATGTACAGTATTGGGCGAGCCATCCGGCTCTAAAATGACATTCACATTTGTTGCCGCATCATGAGGTGAGTTGCCATGAACATTCCATTAGATAAAAAACTACATTTCGGGGCAGGGGTAATCATCTCCTGCCTTTTTGGTTGGGCAATATCTCCCATAATCGGTTTGCAACTATCCATAATCGCAGGACTTGATGCTTTCCGTTATGGACTTTTATGCTATGACGAATGGGATGCTACTCCAGCAGAACGTGATGAACAGGGCAACATTACCGAGCCAGCGAAACCAGCAGGAAACCGCTATTCCTTGCGCTACGAAGAAGCTTTATGTATGGAAGCGGCATATCAACGCAGACGAGCAGATAGGCTTGAAGCGAGAATTGAAGCGTTAGAAAGGGCGATAAACCATGAGTAAAGTACCAATAGACAAAATTTACCACTTTACGGCAGGATATGTCACAGCCATATCAATCGGAGTTCTCTTTGAACCGATTCTTGGCATGGCTGCCGCCACATTGTCAGGTGTGTTAAAAGAGTGCTACGACTATTACGACTACGGTCTGTACGATGAAAAAGATATGTTTTTTACATGGGGTGGTGGTCTTGTAGGTTATGGTGTAGCACTACTGGCACAACAGTGTATGAAAGGGTGATGTAAATGCCACTGCAAAGAAAAGAACGCAACGGACAACTGCAAGCTGTAGAGTTTTCCGATTTTACAGGCGGTATTAACTCCAGTGTAGCACCGCAGTTGCTTGCACCAAACGAGTATTTACAGATCAAAAACTTTGAATATCTACAGAACAGGCTGGTAACACGGGGCGGTTTGTCGGAAGCGTTGTCAACGTATGAGGAAGATATAAAGACTTTCTTTTACGATGACAGCACAAACGAATACCTTGTGGTGCTGACAGACAAAAGCGTGTATGAGGACAATCTTGTAGATGCACCAGTGCTGGCTGGGGAACTGACCGGCACGGCAATGCCACACTTTTGCAGGTTTGACGGCAAGATATTTATTGCCAGCGGTGGGAAATTGCAGTACTTTGACTACACTTCCCAAGAGTTGACAACAATAACCGCCAGCAAGCTGTGCGACTTTGTATTTGAACGTTTTGGCAGGCTGGTAACCACGCATACCGGAGATGACAATCTATACTACTCTGCCGTGGGTGACCCTTACGAAACAGGATGGACGGATGACAGCAACGATGACAGCACAGCCAAGTTCGTGGAAATCGGTTACAAAGATGATGGCGATATATTAAAGGTTATGCCTATCAGCGGTGATATTGCGATTTTCAAGACCAACGGCAGAATCTATTCTCTGTCGGGTGAGTATCCCAACTGGACGGTTCAGATGGTTGCAGATCAGGCCGATGCGATTTCCGCAGACGGCATTGCCGATGTGAACGGCATGGTAGCCTTTATGACACTTGCCGGATTAAAGTCGTTGGGTTCTACAAACACCTACGGCAACTTTGCCATCAACACGGAGTTCTCACGGAAGTTTAACCTGTCGCTGATAAGCGGAACAGTGTACAACCCAAAGGTTTTGTACATCAACCGCAAAAGCCAGCTGATGATATGTCCTGATACATCCACCGACAGCGGAAAGCAGAAGTGGTACTGTTACCAAAACGGACTTGGCTCTTGCATTTACTTTGAGTTTGCTTTGCCAATCACAGAGATGCAGGACACAAAGGATGATGTAATTATTGCAAGCGGAAAATCACTGTATCGTTGGAGTATGCAGTACAACAGCGACAACGGTACACCGATTGACCAGTTTATCGAAACAAGGGAGTTTGCTTCCAGCCGCAGGCTGTTTACACGGATGATAGACGTGGGCATTAAGGGGTCGCCGACCCTTGCTCCTGTGTATCTTAACTGGGCGAACAAAAAGCTGAAATATCTGTTGGGAAACAGGCGAAACGAAAAGTATGCGTTCAGTGTGTGCCGCCAGGACACATTAAAAATAAGCACCCAAGCAAACATCATTGTTGACTTCATTAAGTTTTATGTTTCTGAAATCTAATGCTTAAAAAGGGGGAAGAGAGATGTACGGAAATTATGGAAACAACGCATGGAACAGCCCTTATGGGAATGTCGGGGCGGTAATGCCCACACAATCAGCGAACTCCATTATGTGCGTGATGGTTCAGAGCAAAGAGGAAGTTGACCGCTACCTTGTGGCTGCCAACACCACAGTGCTGCTATTGTGCTTCCCATTGAAGAAATTTTTCCTGAAAGGCACGGATGCAAACGGCATTCAGATTCCGCTCCGGGAGTTTGAATTTGAGGAGAAAAACCCACCCGCACAGACACAAAACAGTGAGTTGGATGCGATCAACGAAAAGCTGAAGAAGCTGGAAGAGATGGTAGCCGCTATGGGGGTGAAGCAGAATGTTTCCAATGAACAATAACTTTATGAATATGATGGGAAACATGCAGAATATGCAGCAACGTTTCCAACAGTTCGTGCAGCAGTTCCGTCAGCAGAACGGCAATGCAGACCCGCAGCAGGTTGTACAGCAGATGCTGAACAGTGGCAAGATGTCGCAACAGCAGTTTGAACAGATTCGGCAGGTTGCAGATATGTTCTTCGGTGGCAGGAAACCTTAACTTTGTCAACGCGTCCCATGCGGGGACGTGAAATAAAACACATTATTTTTTACAGAAAGGAATGATGTAGTATGACTGAAAACGGAAATGGTTTGATGGAAGCTATGGCACTGAACAACAGTGGCTTCGGCAACAACGGAATGTACTGGCTGTTCTTCCTGTTCCTGTTCGCTTTTGGTGGATGGGGTGGAAACGGCTGGGGCGGCAACGGCAACATCAGTGCCGAGATGCAGCGCGGTTTCGACCAGCAGGCTATTAACTCCCAGCTGCAGGGTATCAACAACACCCTGAATGCCAACCAGATGAACACTGTTCAGGCATTTAGTCAGGCTGGCCTGGCAGGCGTACAGGGTTTTAATGCCGTAAATGCTGGCATTGCCGACTTGAAATATGTTGTTGCCACAGAGAACTGCGCTGACCGTCAGGCAATGAGCGACGGCTTCCGTGATTTAATGGCGCAGAATACTGCCAACACCAACCTGCTGACAATGACCATTAGCAACGGCATTCAGCAGATCAAAGACGACCTGTGCGCACAGCGGTTGGCTGCAAAAGATGCGGAAATTGCAAACCTGCAGAACCAGCTGAATATGGCTAACCTGGCTGCTTCGCAGACCGCACAGACTTCCTACCTGATTTCCCAGCTGAAGACCACTACTACCGCCGGTGCGTAAGGCGGTGATGGCTTATGGCTTTTGATGAGATGAAGCACACGCTTTCATGCTCTGCGATGCGCATCTGCAAAGAAATACACTGCATCAACCACAAGTCCGAATGGAGTGTGTTTGACGCTACTGTACTTGGCAAGCTGATGTTTTCCTTGGAAAAAGCCGCCAAAGTCATGAAGATGTTGGAAACTGTGCATTTTGAAGAACCCGTTACCATATCTGAAAAAGTTGTGGTAAAAGAAGAGATGCACAACGAACACATTGATGACAAGGTTATTTCCGTGTTGGAAGACATGGCCGCAAGAGCAGAATCGGACTATGAACGCAAACGCATAGAGGATAAAATTAAGGCGTTACACAATGTGCATTAAGTAAGCTTAGGGAAGTTTAGTAACCTTAGTAACAGAACAAAGGGGAGAACCTTAACCGGTTCTTCCCTTTTTCTATAGATATACATGCAAAAGGATGAAAATATGAAAAACAGAAAAAAGTTCGGTACTCCGCAGGAGTGGATAGACTGGTACGAGGAAAAGACCGGCGACACGTTTGAAGTTCCGTATGGGCATACGATAAATTACCACGAACGCCGTGGCATTATCACATTTAAAGCAGATTTTAAATGTGGGATGCTGATTGTGATGTATGTCATAGGTGATGGTAAGTTTTGGCATGATGTGGCCGAGATGATAGCCAAACAAAATGGTTTTCGTTGCGTAGCCACCATATGCACACGGAATGTTGATGCGTATATTCGTTTTTGGAATTACAGCGTAGTAAAGGAATGGAACCGCGATGGCCAAAGACGATTCCTTACGATAGACCCGTTCGGAAGATACGCTACATTAACCTATAGGGGAGATGACCCAAAGACAGGGAAAGAAACATATTGGGTTGTTCAGTATCTTACCCCCGGTGACAAGCCGAAGCTTGAGTAATAGAAAGGAGAAATGACGACCATGTTGTTTCTTGATTATAAAACACTTACAAAGCAGTGCCGGTTCAAGGGTGATACCACCAGCACTACGACATACACACCCACAGCAGAAGAAAGAGAAATGTGGGCGCTGCAAAACGATATTACAAAGAAATATCTGCCCAACGCAGAGCGGCTGAACAATACAGCAGCAAGTCTGTTGTGGGATTCCATAGGCTCCAACCAAGTAGACTTTAACTCGCTGAACAATCGGGCGCAGGAGCAGATTGCCAACTCAACAAGTGGCATGCAAGGTTTAATAGGCAGTAATGATGCTGCCGTAGCGGAAGCAAACGGCATATTGTCTAATGTTACTCCGTATTATCAAACCGCAGCAAGCAATGCTAACGCTGCGTTAAGCGGTTATCAGAGTGGGAACACTGCGGCAACCAACACGACAAACTCTTTGCTTGGGAATATTGCTCCGCAGTACAGCGAACTGGCCGGTAACACTAATGCACAACTTGCAAGTCTTGCCAACGGAATTTTACCGACCGCTTATCAGGAAAATATGCAGAACTCAATTTCTTCTGCGTTACAGAACACAATGGGCAATGCGCTTAACACTCTTGGTCAGCGTGGGGTGCTGAACAGTTCGGTAACCAACAGAAGCATGAACGACATTTCTCGCAACGCCGCAGATACCGTAGCACAGCAATATGCAAACAACATCAACACGGTTGCGGGGCTTACTGGCCAGCAGCTTACCAATGCGAGCAATGCTCTTGACCAACAGGCTGGTATTTACAGCCAACAGCTTGGCAACACTATGAACCTGAACAATGCCAACGCGGGGCTTACCAGTGAACAGCTTGCAAACACCAACAATGCATTAGATTATGTGGGTAATGCAAGTCAGACGCAGCTGCAGAATATTCTTGGTGCAAACTCCACCAACAGCAGTTTGTACGGTGGTCTGATTGACAGTGCAACGTCCGGCATTTCTGCCGGTGCTGCGGCGCAGGAAGCGGCGCAACAGCCCGCATTAAACTTGTGGAACGCGTCGTTGGGTTTAAGCCCGTCCGGGTCCGGTGCATTGGCGGCCGTTTCCGGCAAGGGTACAACTACCACAACTCAATCCAGTGGCAATAACAATGGTTGGCTTGGCGCTGTCGGTGGCTTGTTAAGCGCCGGAATTTCCGCTTGGTGCTTCGGTGCAGATACGCTGATCAAAATGGCGGATGGATCGATTAAATATATTCAGGAAGTTGCCAAAGGTGACAAGGTGGCATGTCCTCATGCTGATGGAACGGAAACGAAAGAAACTGTTCTTGAAGTCATGGAACCGCATTATGCCGATGTGTATAGGATTACAGCCAAAGATGACAACGATTGTTATTATGTGGCATTTACAACTTCTACACAGCCGATTCTTTGTGCGGATGGAACATTTGTCACAGTAGGCAATATGAAACTTGGCAAGAGGTTGCATGGCGGTCTGACAATGATATCCATTGAATATGATCAGTTTGAGAAAGTATATGACCTGAAAGTATCTGGCGAAAACAATTATTATGCTGACGGTTTCGTTGCCAAGGGTGGCACAACCGAGTGGTGAGGTGAATTATTATGGCAGATGTAAAATATACAAACCTTGACAGGTTAAACGGATTATATGACCAATACGGCAGAAGAAAAATTGCCACAGCGGTTGACAATTGGAACAAGAATCCTTACTTTATGCTTGGCAACATGATTGGGCAGGCAATCTTTGAACCGTACTTTGAGAAAAAACGTGCAAAAACGGAACAAGAAGCAAGAGACAGTTTTAAAAAATACTATGGGCTGGACAAAAATGGTGGTTCGGCAGGTTCTACTGTAAACGAGGCAGTAAAGGAGGCTGGGAATACAGCTATGGCTACTAAAAACGCAAAATGGGATGATTATGCAAAAGCACTTGAAACATATAGAAGTGCAAATGGTTTAGGCGCTGACGCCAACGGTGTATATGGTGTACCGCAAACTCCGCAGCAGGCAAACAAGTCTACCGACGTTCCTACCGTGGGCCAGGCATGGCAGAACATGGTAAACGGATCGGGATATAATCCCGGCAACACCACTCTTTATACCAACGGCGTAAGAAACATGAACAATGTTATTGGTGCAGACGCAAATGGTGTGTATGGTGTTCAAAGTGCAACCCCTGGCGTTATTATAGATACTTCCAGAGGCATTTATCCGCAGGCAACATCTTCTGCTCCGTCTGTTGCCAATTTCCCACAGAAACCTGCCAATGGCCCCGCTCCTTACACGGATGACCAACTTCGGCAGATTGCCGCACAGAACTTCACTCCCGATGAGTTATCCCGTATGACAACGGAAGCTGAAAGAGCGAGGATGAACGCATTGATGAATCCTGCTCCGGTAGTAGCACAGGCGGTTGCACCATCTGGAGGCGGTGGTCTGTTAACTCCTGTTGCCAATCGTGGTTATATACCTGAAGAAGAGGCGGCGGCACTTGACAGAAAAACAATGTTTGTTCCTGAGGAAGAAGCTGCTTTGGCAGAGGCATATCGTGTTGCGAACAACTTTTCAAGGGCTGCAGCCACACCCGCAGGAGCAGCAGATTTTAACAGCAGATTTATAACACCAGGTCACAACAAAGACCTTGAATGGCATCCGTTTGCATATCAGCCAAGTGTCGATGATGAAATCGCAAGGGAAAACACACGCAAGTGGTGGGAAGAAAACATGAAATGATCGGGGGGTGAGACAATGCCTTACAATATTGTAAATCCAGGCTCTGTAGAAGATGCTTGGAAAGAAAAAAGCATTATGGATATGGTAAACAGCCAAGTCGCACAGCAACAGCCCACCGATGAAGAAGCTTTTGCAAGGCAAGTAGGTTTATACCACAACATTCCTGTTGATTACAGAGGGAATATTAACCTTGCAAACAGACCGATGGTACAGAATCCAGATGGTTCTGTCAGCACAGTTCGGTCTATGAGTTTCAACGAAGATGGAAAAGAAGTTCTCGTTCCTACTGTTTCGCAAAATGGTGCAAACCTTACGCAACAGCGGGCAATTGATGAATATCATCGGACAGGTCAGCACCTTGGATTGTTTGATTCTCCGGCAACTGCAACGGCTATGGCACAGCGCATTCACGATCAGCAAGCGGTTGGTTATGGAAATGCATCAGGCAACATTCCAACACAGCCTGCGACGGAAGTGGTTACGCAAGGAACAACGCGCAAACCTACTACGGCTGAGTATCAGGCTTATGTAATTGATTACCTTGCAAAAAAAGGATACAGTTACGATTCGGCTATGAAGCTGATGCGACCAAGCATTGAAGCCTATGCAGCACAGGAGCAAGCTGAAAACAGAGCCACGGCAGACAGTTTAATCTCAAGTATGCAGAACATGAGGATTGACAGCCCGGAATATCGTCAAGCCGCGTTCCAGCTGTACAAGCTTAATCCGCAGATGGGTCAGTTCATGCTGAAAGAGGGAATTGGCCCCAGAGAACAGTATCTGTATGGGCGTAAGCTGTCCGACTTGGCTGCAGCACAACAGCAGAGGCGTTCCGATGCCGTGTTCAACAACGATTTAAGATTCAGCAACTTTGTTAAACAGCGCGAGTGGGCGGATGCATACGCACAGAAACAAATGGATGCGCGTTACCAATGGGCTAAGTCGCGTGGCGCTGATGACCAATCTGCTATGGCTTTTGCTATGGGAAGTAGCGGTGGAAGAAGAAACGCAAGTGGCACCTCTGCAACGGCAGGCACTGTCACCAAGGATGACTACAAGCAGGCCGTAGAGGGCAAGAAAGCCCTTTTGGCGCAGATTGAAGAACGGCGCATGACCGACCCTACTTACCATCTTTCTCCTTACGAGCAGGAACTGTACAATATGTACGATACTGTTGAAAGAAAGCACAACGCAGAATATGCACAACGAAATGGATACGGACAGCAACAGCCGAAACAACCTGTAAAGATCAACCCCAATGACTACAACAGCGTGGGACCGTTTATCCAATATATAGCGGCCGGAAACAATGGGAAAATCGACAAGGACAGAGCAAGATTTATCCGCAAGTACCTTGGCTTTAGTCCCGATGACACAAGCGAAAACAACTTTATTAACCAGATACTCAAAAAAGAATACGGCTTCAGCGGATGAGAAGTTAGACTTTTGAACGCAAGGAGTGAAACACATGGCAACATATGAAGAATTGTTAGACTATGCGAACAAATATAACCCCCAACCCAACCAGTTGGGGGTTTCTTCTTTTAATCAGGGTGAAATGATTCAGCAGGAAGAAACACCCTACCAAAGAATGATGCGGGAAACCTACGGAAACCCGGCACAGATGCAAGGACAGACCGGACAGCAAGGGGCAGAAGAACCGACATTTACCGGTTCTTTGTTCCGTGGTGCAATGGCACAGGGCATTGGTACGCTTGGCGGTCAAGCAGATTTTGCGGCAGGACTTACGAACAGCGAAACGCTTCGCAATCTTGGTGATACCGCACAGAAGACAATGCAGGAATACAGCAGACCGCACGAATATACGGCGAACGAGATTTTTGGAAGCGGTCTGTCCGGCTTATGGAAATACATTTCCGATCCCAACGGTGCAGCGTATGACATCGGTGGTGGCTTAGGTTCTACCGCAGCTATGGCGGCTGAAGCAGCTTTGTTGTCCGCTGCGTTACCATCAAGCGTGGCGGCTGCGGGAACAGGGGCTGTGGCGGCATTTGCAGCAAGGCTTGGATTAAAGTCCGTGGCCGGTGCTTTAAAAGGCGGTGGCACGGCCGCAAAACTGATTAAAAATGTAATTGCTTCCACACCGCTTGAAGCGGCTTCCGAGTCTGGTGGTACTTATCGTGAGATGACCACAGACGAACAGGGCAACCGCTTGGATGCGGACAAGATTGATATGGATAAGGTCCAGGAAGCAATGGCAAAGAACTTTGTCGGTAACCTTGGCGTTTTGGGTGCAAGCAACCTGTTGGAATCTGTTGGTATCGGCAGGCTGTTCGGTGACAAAATGCGTCAGGGTATCCTTGGCAAGGTTCGTGACATCGGTGCGTTTATGGCTACCAATGCAGGGCAGAACGCTTGGGAAGAAGGCGCACAGACAGGCACAAACTTATATGCGCAGGGCAAGATTGACAACATTAGCCAAATCGTTAATCCGTATGATTGGAATGAGGAACAGTGGAACGCTGCAGCTATCGGTGGTGTAGCAGGTCTTGGTCAAGGCACACTTATGGGTGGTGCAGGCCATGTGCTGAACAAGATGGCGGGACCTCAGCAACAGCAAGATGGCAACCCTGCTGTCAACATTCAAAACAAGGTTACCAACGATGAGTTTGCAGATGCCGTTGCCATTGCCAAGCACGACACCTCTACCAACCTTGTTGACCGCATGCGGAACTTGGAAGGCCGTATTGCCTACAACGCATCGGATGGCACAAACTGCGCCAGAACCATCGGTCTTGCGTTGGCAGGAACGGATTATCAGGACTTAATAAATGTCGATAATTTTGTTGCTGTTGCAAAAGAAAAGGGTCAGTTAAAAGACCCCAACAGCTATGTTCCCAAGCCTGGTGACCTTGCTGTTGTTAACAACGGAAACCACATTGTCATGGTTTCTGAAAACGGTGGCACGATTCAGAATGGGTCTAGCCGTGATGGTGTATACGAAAGCGCACAATCTCCGTTGCAGATGTTTGGTGCTGTAAAATACTACATCAGCACCTCTGACCTCTCTTCTGGGGAGTATGGTGTATCTGGCAACTTGCAGGGGCAGAACGAAGAGCAAAGACAGCAGGAATACTACCAAAATCTTATTGCCCAGGAACGGCAACGCAGAGCAGATGCTATCCGTGAGGTAATGGGTGAAAAGACCCACGAACAGGAACAGCAGGAACAGGCTATGTCCGAAGCACAGAAATACCAGCAGGAAAACGCTTCGGAAATCGCACCCGTCAACGAGTACTACGATGCCTTTACGGATCAGGAGCTTAATGCATTAAACCCGCAGGAAAAGCAGACCTTAAAGGACAACTTCGATGCGTTCTATGGTGATAAACGGAACTGGAGTCATACGGCAGCGGAAAAGGTGCAGGTAGCCCGTGGGATGTACAACCAGCTGGTTGGCAACAGACAGCAGACTACTCAAACTACCGCTGCTCCGGCTGCCATTAATAACGCAGTAACCAAGGCGGCTCCGAAGGTAGAGACTCCTGTGGAAAAGAAAACAGAAGTTCCCGCAAATCCCAACGCAACCGAAACAAAGACTGGCACAACGGTTAACACCGCCGAAAAAGTAGAGCCGACCGCAGAAAAGAAAGAGGAACAGCCCTCTGTGCCAGCCAACATGCTTGACATAGCACGGCGTGGGCTTGTATATGGTGATAGTGACGCATTAGATGCGTTCTACAAAATGCCGCCTGAAATGCAGGCAAATGCGCAGAAGTTGTTGGATGCAGAAGTCGAACAGGAACAAAACAGGTTAGACACTTCTGGAATACCTATGCCCCCGGAAAAGGGCAATATGTCCGATGAGGAGTATGACAAGGTACTGGAAAAATACAAAAAAGACCTTGCACAGAAAAGACAAGAAGCTTTTAGCAATGCAAGAGTTGCTCCGACCGACGAAGAGCTTGCCAACGTAAATTCGGCGCGTCCTGTCAACATGGAACAGGGTGTAATGGCAAAGCAAGCAGAAGAACAAAAGGCCATAGATGAAAATGTTGCCAAAGGAAACCGCGTAAGGTTTCAGGGTATGCTCAATGACCTTTACAAAAAAAGGAAAAACGGTCAAACCGAAGAAGACAAACAGCTTATTGCTTCACAAGTTAATGCCGCATCAAAAACCGGTCTTGCGATGCTTGACAAGGGTGCTACGGCAGAAGAGGCGTTTAACGCTGTAAAGGACGGTATCGGAACAGAAAAGCAAAAGGCAAAAGCCAAAGCAGAAATTGAAAAGCAGGCAAGGAAGGAGACAAAAAAGAATGGTAAGACCGAGACGACCGCACAGCCCACGACCGGCGAAAATCGGGATACAAATCCCAACACCGAACCTGAAAAAGTTGAGCCAAAACAAGGTAAAAGTGGGCAGAACGCAGCGGAACAGAATGAAAACAAAGTAACAGAAGGGGTAAAGGAAAATGGAAGCAACGAAAGCAGAGTATCGGCAGTTCCTGAAGGAGAACAATCCGCAACAGTACCAGAAGATGCAGGAAGACGGGAGACTGGAGCCGTACCTGGACCTGCGAATGGAACAAGCGAGAAGGTACAACCAGCAAATGATGAAGCTGTACGCAACGGAACACCCGAACCACGACCTGCTCGATCCAGAAGATTATCTGGCAAGTCAGAAAATGTGGGCGGAAAAACTAACGAACAAACTACTCTTTGGGGAAGATTATCAGGAACTTTAAGAGCGTTTGCGAATACTATCCGTCAGCTTTGCGCAGACCACGAAGACGACAGGATTGCGTTGGATGACTTGAGGGAACAGGTCGACGATGAGCTTGACAAGATTGATAAAGAGATTGCCAAGGCAGAAAAGCCCACGGCACAGCAGGATTACGACAACTACTTTAAGTACATCAAAATCTATGTCGGTGGCAAGGAATACCATGCAGAACTGTTTACTGGCCCCAAGGGTCAGGAAGCCATCCGCTGGGTAACTCCGGCAGGAAGCCTGGCAGACCGTGGGAGCAAGCGTTCGCTTGGCATTCTTATGTGGCATACGCTGGTTTCAAGGGATGAAAGCGGAAACTACCCATCGTTATCCAAGGTCATTTCTTCCATTGAAAACTACTACAAGAAGAACAAAAACGAGCAGATTCCGCAATCGTATCAGGAAGCACTTGAGTACGGCAAGAAACTGAAGAAACAGAAGCAGGAGATTGTCGTTGCGGATGACAGAACCGACAACACCACCAAGTATTCCGCAGCCGAAAAAGAAACATCTACTGTGGAAGAAGCATCCAACACCGAGAAGGGCAAAGAACTGAAGCGTTCGTTGGATGACCTGATTGCCGAAGCAAAGCGGGCGTTCAAGGGCGCTACAAAGTTCAGAATAAACCGAGATGACCTGATCTTTACTATGCCCAACGGTGTGGAGATTAAGGTAAACATCAAAGACCAGATTATGCTGTCCGCAGAGGATGAAGCAAAGGCACGGAAAGAACACGGTCTTTCGGATGATGAAAGGGTCATCGTTGAAGGGTATGCCAAGGTGCTTGACAAAGGCTCTTTGGTTGTGCTTTCCAAGGAAGGGCAGAGAGGTACTTCTTTCCACGAAGCATTCCACACTGTATGGAACTGGGTGTTAAACGAAAAAGAAAAAGCTGCCATGCTGAAGCACTTTACACCGATTGCCAAAGAAAAAGGCATCGATGTAGAAGAAGCGATGGCAGATGGCTATCGTGATTGGTTGTTGGCACGGCAACAGCACAAGGGTACTATCTTTGGCAAACTGTACCAAAAGGTGCTTGACTTTGCAAATGCTGCGTTGAGAGTGTTGACCGGTGCAGAGAACGTACACAACATCTATCAGCAGATTGAAGAGGGCAAGGTTTGGAACCGTGATGCCAAGGGTCGGTTTGCGACAGAGGAAAATGCCGTAAACAACGACAAGAAATTCCTTGTGACAAACAAAAAAATCACCGCAGACACGCAGGTCCCGGTGGTTGATGTAACGAACAGCCCCAAATTTAATATGACGGGTCCAGAAATTAAAAAAGCTGTCTTGGAACTGATTAACGATAAGGAAGGGAATCCCATCAGATTCACCATTCAGGGTGAGGGTCCGATTGGTCGTGTTGCCAACATTGATATGGGCAAGCACATATTCCGCTCAAGCGACAAGCACAAGACCAATATCAACAGCAGTGCAAGAAAGAGGGTATTGTCCAAGGTACAAGAGTTGTTTGAGAGCGCAATCTATGTGGAAAAACACCCCGATGTCAAAGGTTCGGCAACAAGGTGGGTAGAACTGTACGGAGTCGTAGGGAACAACAACGACAAGACAATGACCCGCTTTAGGGTGGTTGCAAAAGAGGGCAATCCCAAATCTGGACAGTTTGAGGTTTCCGATGTTAAGTTTTATGACATAATAAAAGATGGCATTGTAAGTGCCAACCCGTCACAAAACGGCGGGAACACGGTCACATCAATGCCATCTTCAATCAGTATAGCACAACTTTTAGATGGCGTCAAGGACAGAAATGGAAAACTTTATGTAACCAACGGAAAGCTGAACTACGAGCCTGGTGTGTTGGGAAGCGGAACAAAATATTCTGTAAGACTGGCTTCCGGCAAAGAGGTTACATCGGCTGACTTGCCTACGGATTTTTCAACCAGCAAGCCGGGTGGTGAAAAGGCTATAACCGATCCGCAAATGGAACTAACCTTTGCAGATTATGAATCCGCACAAAAAGACAAAACTTTCTTTGACAATGTAATTGAAAAGACAAGGAAAGTGGTTGGTCTTGATGTTCCCGCAAAAGATTCAAAAGAAGCAGCGGAACAGATGATTGAACGGATGGTAGCAAACATTCGCTTTCTTTTAAACAAAGTTCCTGAAGAATACCGAGATCGTGCAAAGCGTTGGTACGAAGGTGGAAATAAAATCGCAACGACTTGGGCGGAAAGGTATGGAATTCCGAAGCAGGCAACAGCAGGAGTTATGGCTGTATTGTCACCGCAAATGGATTGGTTTACAAATGTAACCCTTGCAGAGCGTGTGCTTGATGCGGTATATGGTCATGCCAACGAAAGATGGTCAAAGAAAATGACCGCAATTGCGAAGAAAATCGTAAGCAAGGACAACTCCGAAGCAAAAGTCAATTTGCCTGCCTTGGAAAGAGCAAAAGGGAAAACCCTCAAGGAACTTATTGCTAACGGAGATTATCGTGCAGCCGCTATTTGGGTAAGATGCTATGACCAGGTTAACAATGACAGAGGTTACAAAATTCTAACACCAGAAGGTGGTGTTGGAGATTATGTAAAAACGGACAAGGATGAAAATGCAACAGCCGCATGGGGCAACTACGGTCCCATCGAAAAAGCAATTTCTATTGCGGCTAATCCAAGTTATGCAAATATTTTTTACCAATTGGGTGACAAGCACAAGGTAAGAAACTTTGCAAACAACCTAAACAATCCCGACAGCGAGTTCTTTACTACTGTGGATACACACGCTGTAGGTGTTGGTTTGATGCAACCCGTTTCCAGTACAAAATCCAATTCCGTCTTGCAAAACTTTGGAACGGGGTCTTCATCTTCCAAGGCGGTCGGTATGTCAGGCTCGTATTTCCTATACTACGAAGCAATTCGCAGAGTAGCGGAAGAAACTGGGTTGAAGCCCCGCGAAGTGCAATCCATAACATGGGAAGCAATACGCAGCTTATTCCCACCGCATATGAAATTTGGAAGCGAAGAACAGAAAAAGATTCTAGAATTGTGGCGGCAAGGTGATAAAGAAATCAAAAACTTAAAAGACCCTAACGACAAGAAAAAAGTTGAAGAAATACTTGACAGAATCAGAAATCAGGTATATGATATTGGCACAGAGCAAACAGGTGTACTGCGACAGTTCGATTGGGCGAACACTCCGTTTGATGCAACCACAGCCGACACATACAAAAGGTCGAATGTAAAGATTCAAAAATTTGATAAGCGTGAGAACGGAAAAGGTGGTTCAAGTTTCGGAATAGAAGCCGCTCCCGATCCAAAAAACAAAAAGCTTACAGACTTGTGGGAAAAGGTTAAAAAGCAAAACCCACAACTGGCGCAACAGATTAGTGATGAGGTCGTTGAGAACACTATCAGGAAAGTATTCCGTGAGTTTGGACTTGACTTTAGCCCCCACACTGATTTAGTACCGCGGTTGGGTGGGTACTTGGGAAAAACAAACCCAAGCTATGAGCTGGTTATTGAAAACCCGAATTTGCTTCTTCCTATGAGCAAGATGCTTGGAAAGGCGTTGAACCAAGAGTCTGTTATGCTTGTTTCCTCACAGGAAGCCCTTGGCACTACACCACACGACATAATATCTATTTCTCTCCCAGATGGTTGGGGTGAAGCAGAAATAGATGAATTTTACAAAAAGCTTTACGAAATCAAAGGCCCCAAAGACAAAGAGGGAAATCCGCGAGACTTGTTTACGGGTCATTCAACATCAGATGGTGTAATGACAATTGTAAATACTGATAAGTTCCCGGTGGAATTACTTCTTAACGGAATTAAATCCATTGCACCAAACATTGCGGTTGAAGTATCTGATGGATATTGTGGTTTTGTCAGCCAAGATGAATACGGCTTTGCAAATGAAAATGAAAAAGAACCAAAGCCGGAAGAGGTTGTAAGGGTACAAATTCCCAAAGAGTGGAGCAAAAAGCAGACCAATGCTCTTGCGAAAAAAATAGGTGGTTTGAAAAACAAAAAAGGTGTTGCTCTTGCATCTTCTACGTCGACAGCGAAAGGTCTGATGACGATAGAAAGAACAGACGGCGTTGGTGTGAAATCGTTGTTGGATGCAATTAAGGCAATCGCACCTGATTTAACTGTAACGAAGGAGAATAAAGATGCTGGACTTAACACAGAGTTCGTCCCCAAGAAAATCGATGACAGGCGCGCGAATCTTATTCAACGTGAAGCCACCGAAGAATTGGAAAGAAAACTCCTCGCTGCGACAGGATCCGATTTACAAGCAGATGGCACTGGATTGGATGAACGCAAAGGACGAGGAGACGAAGGACGAAATCTCAAAAATGATGGTGGAGTACGAAGAGAAATTTCTGGCAAAGAGGGGAATCAAGCCGGAAGAGTAACAACTGAACAGACTAATGAAAGCACCCAAGGAGACGAGGGTGCTTCTTCTATGCCCAAAAAGTATTCCATTACCTCTGCCGCTGGCAAAGCGTTAGACAAAGCGGAAGCCTATGTCAACCGCAATGTCCGTACACCGAACGAGAACACTGCTACAGGACGTGCTGCCAAAGCGTTCAACAACACACAGAACAAGAACAAGGCGCAGACCTGGACAGAGTGGCTGAAAGACAGATTTGACAAGTTCTATCGTGAGTGGATTGACAAGAACGATGCGATTCACAACGTGGATGATGCGATTGAGCAGATTACAGGCAAGAAGCTTGCGGAAGAAGACAAGATTTACAATATGGTGCAGGGCGCAAGGGCATATGCCCAAGGTGCTGCTGACACGCTTGTGCAGGGTACAAAAGAAGCGTTTGAGTCGCTGAAAGATTCTTTGGGAAGAGGAATCGACCCCAAGGATACAGCTGCGATGAAACGGCTGGCAGAACTGAAGAAAGACTTTAATTTTGCCACTGTTCAGCAGGCGTTGGAGCCGATAATGAAAAAGGATATGGACGAAAAGTATCCTGATTACCTTGAGAAAAACGGCATCAATAACTGGCACGATGCATTCTCCAACTACCTTGGTGCAAGGCGTGTTCTGGAATTGGTACGGCTCGTGGAAGACAAGAGTCTGGCGTATATCACGCACGACAAGAAAGAGTTCACGGACTTTATCGACAGGCATCCTGAGTACGAAAAGTTCAGACCTAAACCTTTTGCCAAGGGTACATGGAGAGACCAGGTACAAAATATGGCTAAAGCCGACCCTGTGATGGCTGAAAAGCTGGCTAAAGACCTTGCCAAAGAGTACAAGATGCCCAAGGGAGTTTCAAGGGCAGACCTGGAAGCAATGGTTAAAGAAGCACCGAAAGAGTTTGACACCGCAGCCCAACACTATTATCAGTTGCAGCGTAACCTACTGACGATGATGGAACTGGGTCACCTGATCCCGGCAGAAGTTCATGACAAGATTAACAAGATGTACAAGGACTACTGCCCATTGATGATTGACTACTCCGACACGGCAGGACTGGATACGGCTATCGCACAGTTCGGCAGAGGAGCGGACAGCATCGCGAACGTGGACAGTATGTTGAAACATGTGCTGCAGCTTGGTAGTGAGCGTGGCCTTATTTCTCCGTTGGAATCTACTTACAAGAGCATTCAGACCCTGACGAACAGAGCGGAACGGAACAAGGTCGCCGTACACTTTATCAAGACCGTGGCAAACAGCGAGGAGCTTAGAAAGTCCGGCATTTTGAAAGAAGTTCCGGGGAGCAGCCCCGATGCCAAGAACTGTATCTTTACGGCATTAATCAACGGCAAAAAGGTTGCTTTCCAAACCACGCAAGACCTATATGGACCCATCGTTGGATATGATATGCCAGCGGCGGGTATCGTGGAAGGCATGTGCAGAACCGCAGCCCAGACATTAAGGTATGGTGCTACGACATCCCCATCGTTTATTATCCGTAACGTAATCCGTGATACAATCTTTGCGGGTGTGTCAAGCCGTAATGGGTTCATTCCTATTATCGACAGTGCCAAAGGAATGTGGGCATATACACACGACAAAGAGTTGCGTGGTGAGTTTGATGCGATGGGCATAACCGCTTACAACTACTTTGGCAGTGGCAAAAACGCTGTCAAAAGCATGGAAGAACTGATGGGTGAAAAGGATTGGGCGTACCTCAAGGCGCACCCGACCGAACTGATTAAGGAACTCATCAAGTATATTCCCAAAAAGTTTGAGCATTGGTCTGAAGTCGCCGAAGCATCCACCCGTATGGGCGAGTACATGAGGGCAAGAAAAGCTGGCAAGTCGATGCAGGAAGCCGCACTGGATGCAAGGGATGTAACCCTTGACTTCAGCCGTTCCGGATTCTACGGACAGCGTGTGAATATGATGGTACCGTTCTTTAACGCATGTATCCAGGGCGGTGACAAGATGTTCAACAGAATGCTGTTCAGCAAAGACCCCAAGGTCAGGGAGCAGACGATGCGTATGCTTGGGCTGTATATTATGCTTCCATCCATAGCACTGTGGTTTATGCACAAGGATGAACCTTGGTATGAGGAACTCGATCCGCATATCAAGATGAACAACTGGATAATCGGCAAGCTCCGCATACCGAAACCGCAGGAAGCAGGCATAGCGTTTGGGTCCGGCATCGAAGCCATACTGGACAAGATTTACAACAAAGACCCCAAGGCTGGGAAAGAATGGGTCAATGCGATGCGAGAGGTGTTGGTGCCTAACCTTATCCCGACGGTAGGTCTGCCGATGTTGGAATGGGTAACGAACTATTCGCTGTTCCGTGACAAACCCATTGAGGGCAATAGGTTAAAAAGATTGCCTGTTGAGATGCGGTACAACACAAACACGACCGAAATCAGCAAGGCACTTGGAAAGGCTGCCGGATTATCCCCGGTCAAGCTGGATAACACCATCCGTGGTTATACCGGTACGCTGGGTATGTTGGCGGCACAGATTCCAGACTTTTTCTTTGAAGATAAACAGAATCTGCCGAGCAAACCTATCACAGAACGTGCATTGGTTCGTGATTTCTTCCTGAACGATATGAATATGAACAGAACTTCAGAAGACTTCTACAACCTTGTGAACGCAGCCCAACAGCAACACGCTGGCTACGGAAAGAAAGGCAAACCTACGCAAGATGTCAAGATGGTCAATAAGGCTCTGCGGGATGTATCCAAGCAACAGAAAGATATCCAAACAATTACCGACGCAAGGAACATTTCACCAGACCGAAAACGGCAACTGATTGACAAAAAGCGTGATGTTATCAGAACGATTCAAAAGAAAACATTAGAGCGTTACAGAAACAAGTTTGGTATATAACCAATAGAACACCGGGTGGTAATTGAGCCACCCGGTTTTTCTATAAAAAGTATATTTAGAAAGGTGGTTATTATGGCAATTTCTAAAGCTGAACTGTACAAATCTACATTGAAAAGGGAGCAGGCGTTTATCGTGTTTTTGGCTACCGGTGAAACGGATATAGCATTGCTTCCTAAACCTTTGACCAAAGCAGAGCAGATGCTGTTTGAACTCTGCAAAGAGCAGGCTGGTGAAAACAAGCCCACCGAAGAGCCGATTGAAGAGCCGAAAGCAGAGGTTAAGAAAACCGCGAAACGTTCTGCCAAGAAATAAGTTGTTAAGAAAGGAGAAAAGTTATCATGGTTAGTGCGAAAGACTTATATAACATTTATCTTTCACGGAGAGAAGCCTATCTTCTGTACCTTGCTACGGAAGAGACGGACGAAACCCTGTTGCCCTTGCCTTTAACGGCGCAGGAAGAGGCACTGTACGATGCATGTATCAACGGCACGGCAAGCTCCGCAAGTGATGCGGCGGACGCTGCGGAAGCAGCACAGACAGCGGCAGAAGCGGCAGCTCAGGAAGCCAAAGACTGGGCAACCAAGACCAGCGCGGCGGTTGCAGATGGTGAGTATTCTGCAAAATATCATGCCAGTGTTGCGAAAGATTGGGCATCTAAAGCAAACGACAAAGTGGATTCCGATTACTACTCCGCCAAATACTACGCAGAAGCCGCGGCTTTATCTGCGGCGGCAGCGGCAGAAGCAGCTGGCGGTGGAAGTGGCGGTGGTGGAGAAGAGTAAAGGAGTGCTGAACTGTTATGCTGGAAACAATCGGAACTGAGATAGTCATGTTTCTGTTGGGTTCAGCGCTTACCTTTTTCGCTACCCGGTGGACCCAGACCTTTGCCAAAATTGAGTGTTTGGAATTTGGCGTTCAGAGCATATTGCGTGACAGGATGACGCAAATGCACAGGTACTATACAGATAAGAAAAAACCGATCCCACAACAAGAAGTGGACTCATTTTTACAAATGTACGAGGCCTATAAGATGCTTGGTGGGAACGGCTATATTGATGACATCAGAAAAAACATTGTGGAAGTGATGCCTCATGAGAATCATTAGTACAATTAAAGACAGAGTAACAAAATTTGTAAAAGGAAAAGGCGGTGCGTTGCCCAAGATTTTTGTGTGGGGTTACGCATTTGCCTTTTTGGCATGTGGACTTCTCACTATCTTCGGAATTGTTTATGAGTTTTTTCTTAAAAACATCATAAACTACAAGGCCGTTAATGATTTTGTCAGCACATATTTCGCACCGAGTATTTTTGGTACTTTTGCTTTGTTGGGAGTGTTGCTGATAGACCGGAACAATGACGGCATCCCAGATAAGTGGGAACAACAGGAAGAGGGTGAAGAAAAAAATGGGAATCATGATTCCAAGCGAAGACATGACGCCTGACAGCCTGGAAAGAGTGCGTCAGCTTGCAAAAGAAGCATATGCACAAATTGACCACATTTATCTGCACTGGACGGCGGGTCACTACGGACAGTGCTATGACTCATACCACATCTGCATTGATGAGGGCGGTGAAATCTATATTATGTGTGATGATTTTACCGAGTACAAGAGCCACACATGGAAACGCAACAGCGAAGCCATCGGAATTGCGTTGTGTTGTTGCGTTGGTGCGGAAGCGAACAGCGGTTTCAATGCAGACCTTGGAGATGAGCCTCCCACGATGGAACAGATTGAGTCGATGGCCAGAGTGGTGGCGGTGTTGGCAAAAGAGTTGGAGCTGCCGTTATACAACTCAAACTATGTTATGACTCATTGCGAGGCCGCTTACAAGGACGGCTATGGGCCGTTTCAATCCGATCCTGACATGCGTTGGGATTTGTGGTACATTCCAGACTACTGTGGTGATGGCAAGTTATATGATGGTGGCGGTTTGATTCGTGGCAAAGCCGCATGGTATCAAAGGAAATGGGAAGATGAAATATACATGGGAGATTAAGGATTTTTATGAAAAAAACAAGAGCTATTGTATTGCTTTTCTTATCGTTGTGGTTATTGTTTTTGCCGGTATCTGGTTGGTGTGCGACCACAACCGCAACAAGCCAGTCTATAACAGTACCGATTCAACAGTGGCTGACCTTGAAAAGCGAATTGGCAACCTTGAACAGCGAATTGACGGTTTGTCAGCAAGACTTGAAAAGGCTCAAGAAACCGTCAACTCAATTGGTAGAAGAGTTGACACAAGCACAGGGCTTGCTCGTGAAATTGAATCAGGAGTTGGAAGCGTCGAAACAAGACTTGACAGCGCTGTCGAAAGAAGCAAGCGAATTGAAGACCTCATTAGCGACATTGAAAACGCAAATAGATAAGGAACGTCGTGTACACCGTAGACAAATTTGGCAAAATAGGTTATACTGTTTTATAGGTGGAGCAATTATTGGGATTGCGGTAGGTCGTGCAAGTAAGTAACACGCAAGTAACAAAATCGTTACCGAGTACGACAACGGTGCGGTTTCCAATTCTGCAAGCGTTAAAGTTTCGACCTTGCAGGTATACAAAAGAACACAGCGTAAAACCAATAAAAAGCCCCGGTATCCGCTTGGATACTGGGGTCTTTTTCTTTTTCTAAAACAGCGTAAGACCGACTTGGTTTTTATTCGTAAGTAACATACAAGTAACACGCAAGTAACACATTAAATCTTGTTGATGGCTTCGATAAGCTGTTCTATTGTCTTGTGGGTGTAGACACGCTCCGTGACATCTTTTGCGGAATGACCCAAAATTAATTGCACAGTCCTCTTGGCGACCCCCGCATTGTCCAACAGCGTGGCGCAGGTATGCCTGCCGTCATGGGGCAGATGGTCGGCAAGCAGTTTGCAGCGTTCCCAATATTGTGAGCGGAGTCTGTCGTAGTTAAGGACGGGCTTACCATCCTTTTGGCTGATGCAAAGATACTCATTGTCAACGTTATACCATTGCCTGATTATCGGTTCAATCTTGGTTGCGATAGGTATTACCCGGTTCTTTCCTGCGGCCGTCTTCATGCCGCCCATCATATAATGCTTGTCAAGGAACACGTTCTCCGTTTTTATCTGCAACAGTTCTGCGGGTCGCAGACCCGTGTATATATATACCAAAGCATAACATACCCCTGGTTCGTTCAGATTTGCCCACAGACGCGTTATTTCATCGTCCGTGAATGGTTTATGCAGTCTGCTGTATTCCCTCGCTGGTAGGTCGCATAAGGCGGCATAGTTGGTCTGCACAAGTTCCCGGTCTATGGCAAATTTGAAAAGCTGGTTGAACAGTATCTTAATGTTCTTCTTTGTGGAGTATCCCTTGGGGCAATTGTCTATCAGGCTTTGGATGTGCCGTTTGCGGATTTCCACAAATTTCATATCATATAACGGTTTGGAGTAGTTCAGGGCGGACTTGTAGTTGTTGGTCAGTTCCCTTCCCTTATCGTTGTTGACCCACTCTTCCCAAAGGTCATACACCTCTTTCATGGTCTTGCCCGTGCTGTTCAGGTCATAGGGGTTGGTGTTGTAGGCAGACAATGCTTTTAGGGCATCAGCCCTGGTGGGGTAATAGCCAAGTATCTTAATTATCTGCTTGGCATCATCCGTCCAACCCTGCGTTATGCGGACTATATAAGGTTTCCTTCGGTTGCCGGACAGCTTGCTGATGCCGCCGAATCCGTTTGGCAATCTCATGGTTGTTAACTCCTTGACACTTTATGTTTTGACTTTATGTTTGATGCTGTTATAATACAAATAGGCATGTGCGACGACGTCTTTTCCCGGTGTTGTTTAGCTGGCTTCGCAACAAACCGGGAACGTGCGCAAAGACCGAGCGTGTGCTGATAATGCCGTGCGTTTACTGACATTTTCGTGCGGTGCAGACCGTCCACCATTTAAGGCTTAGTGGTGGGCGGTTTTTATTTTTTTGTAACAACATATCCTAAGTATGCAAAAAAAAGACAAAGTGCAACAGCACCATAAGCGTTTCCGGCAAGTACCCCCTGAATAAGAGGGAAAACAAAAATAATCACGAATAATGCAAGCGCACAGTATTTCGCCGATTTATGACCCGTAAAAGCCAAAACCGATGTTACAACAAAAAGTACTAATGCTAAATTGTCCATAGAAACCTCTTTCAATTGTCTTTGTGGCAACACGATTCTATCTCATCAACACTATCATTACAACGAAAGTCTTTATTCTTCAAGTGCCTTAATTCATGCTCGTAAGACTTAACATTCATTTCATGGCTCATTCGTGCGTTAAGCACAATGCAAGAATCCCCAGTTTCGTTTTCAACGACATAACCACGGCAATCATAGGGTAGGTCTATAAGTATCGTTCTCAATCTATGTGGCCTTCTTCCTTTGCTTTTTGATATTTGATAAATGCCATGATTTCTTTTACGCTTTCGGGTTTAAGGTTTCGTGTGGCATCCAATAACGCTCTGTATTCCGGGTTGTCTTTCAGTTCTTGAGCCAACAGAACGGTTTCGGGGTCTACATAGTATGCTCGTTTATTTGTCTTTCCATCTTGTTCCAACAAATAACTTTTTGGAACTCCGAAGTATGAAGCCAGCTTTTCAATGATACCCATCCGTGGAATTGCTTTTTGCGTAACCCACTTATTTACAGTAGAACGGCTCAAACCCATAGCCGCACTTAGTTCAACCTGATTTATGTCGTTTTCTTCCATTAACTCTTTCAGCCGTGTACTAAACAGTTTCATCATTTTTTCGTACTCTTCCGTTGGCATATCTAAGACCTCCTTACCTTAATAATAGTTTCTTTTGGTAATGCTAATTATAGAATAAAATTCTGATTTTGGCAAGGGTGTGGCAGAAAAATTAGAAAAAAAGTAAATTTTCTCTTGACAATCGAATTTAATTCGATTAGAATTAACATGTAAAACAAAACAGAAAGGACGGTCGAAAATGGATTTCAAGATTTCTTTGAAAGCTGCACGCGTCAACGCTGGACTCAATGTAATACCTGCCGCCAAGGCTATCGGCATCGGCAAGGACAAGCTGCTCAAGTGGGAAAAAAACAGCGGACTTGTTCCACCAATTTGGCAAAAACGGATAGCCGAGGTTTACAAGGTCCCGAGTGACGCTATTTTTTATGGTCTTTAAATCGAATTTAATTCTACAAAGGGAGCTAACCATGTTGAGCAAAACGATTGATGCTATTGACGGAGCCGGTGGGTGGCTGTTGTGGCAGGTAGACAATAACGACTTTTTCGGTGGGGTAATATTCGGCATCTGCCTGTTCGCAATACCATACATTTTCGGTGTTATTGATATTGTGGTGAGGTAGTCGAAATGCGTGAACCGTATATTGAATTAGGTTTGGGAATCGTCGCCAGGGCCATCCTTGACTGGCGTGAAGAGAGCGAAGCCGCCATGTGGCCGGAAGAGGAAACTCCATACTTAAAAAACATAGCAAAGTTTTTTAATGGGGAACTGGCTTTTATCTGCACAAGCCAGGTGAACATGGACCCCAAGATTATCTTGGAGAATCTGAGGAAAGAAAACGTGGAGAAGCGGAAAGAGTTGTTGGCGGGGTTGAACTGATATGAAACCAGAAACTACAGACATCATGTTCGCCCAAAACCTTGCCCGTATCCGCAAAGAGCGTTGCTTAAAGCTGGAAACGCTTGCGGAGATATCCGGGGTCAGTGCATCATCCATACGCAATTATGAAAAGGCAAGGACATCACCGAACACGTTGCAGTTGAGACTTCTTGCCAAGGCGCTAAAGGTGGACTTTAACGAGTTGTTAGGCGGCTACCCGAACAACCGGGAAACCCACAACACGATTATGGAGATTGTGTTTGAACTTAGGAAGCTGCTAAAGGAGTGGGAAAATGGTCAAAGTTAGCGTAGCGACAGCGGCCAGGCTGATGAACAAGGGACCGCAGTTTGTAAGGGTGGCCTTGCAACGAAGCCTTGTTCCGTTCGGCTTTGCGGTCAAGATATCCGAAAACAAAAACAGCAAGTATGACTATTATATCAATCCTAAGCAGTTCTGCGACTACTTGGGAATCACAGAACAGGAGCTGGAAAACAATGTCATCAAAAAAGAACCCGATCCTATCCTTCCTGAACCGCTGTTTTGACAGCTGGTGGTTCAACCTCATTTTGGGTTTTGTCGCATTGGTCATCATCTCGCTTCTGATGTTCGATGCGGTGTTGATAGCAGTGCTGGGGCGGTCTATGATACTTGACATACCAAAATAAAAAGGCTCCGGGGAGCTACACCCGAAGCCTATAACGAAAGGAGCTAACAACGGGAGCTAACCGTTGAGAGCCTACACACATTATAGCAGATTTACGAAAGGAGTGCAAGAGCTATGTATGATGAAATGGAAGACTACAGAAGAGATGCGGAGTTGGATGCAATGTACAAGGACTATGAGGTCAAGGTAACGGTTGAGTTCACATACAAAACACACGCAAGGGGTTTGGATGAAGCAGAGGATGAAGCTTACGACTCCATCAAGGACGCGCTTCGCGGTTCTCACCTTGACTATGATTTTGGGGAGTTCAATACAGAGGAGATGGATTAATGAAAGCAAAAGTGATTTTGACGGTTGCGGAAGCCGAAAAAGACCACGAGAAATGGTTGGAAATCCGTAACAAAGGCATCGGTGGGAGTGATGCCGGGACCATCATGGGGATCAACCCTTACAGAAGCAGGCTGTCCTTGTGGATGGAGAAGACGGGCAAGCAGGAACCCAAAGACCTTGCCGACAACGAAGCGGTGCAGTGGGGCATCCGCAACGAACCGACCATCGCAACGTGGTTTGCGGAAGTGACCGGCAAGAAGCTGCGGAAATGCGGAACGATGCAGAGCGACAAATACCCGTGGCTGTTGGCTAACGTCGACCGGCTGATTGATGGTGAAAACGCAGGACTTGAAATCAAAACGGCCGGCATTAAACAGTCCAAGCGTTGGGAAGGGGATGAAGTCCCCGACGAGTACTACGCACAATGCCAGCATTATATGTTGGTCACGGGCTGTGACAAGTGGTACATAGCGGTTCTCCTTGGCGGGAACAAGGCCATATACAAGGAAGTTCCAAGAAACGAACAGTTCATAGAGGAACTGTTTGAAAAGGAAGCCGCCTTCTGGACCCTGGTTGAACACGACATCATGCCGGAAGTGGACGGCTCCAAGGATGCAAAAGAAGCGTTGAACTTTCTGTATCCTCAGGCGAAGAAAGAAACAGAGTTAGAGCTGGAAACCACGGATAAGCTGGAAGAGATATTCAAAGACTACGCCGATTACAAAAAAGCCATCAATGACTACACCATCCTCGCCACGGAGTGCGAGAACCGGATCAAGGCTCTTATGGGCGACAACGAGCGTTGCAAGATCGGAAACCACAAGGCGAGTTGGACGAACTCCGCAGGCCGTACGGGAATTGATTCAGAAAAGCTGAAAAGCGAATTGCCCGACATTTATAAAAAGTATATCAAAGTTGGCAAACCATCACGCAGATTTTCGATGAAATAAAAGTATAAAAGGGGGAAAACAAATTGGCAAACGTAAAGACTGGGATTGTAAAAAAGGAAAACGCTGTCGCAAAGCAGGACACGGGGTTAAAGGTACTGCTGACGAAGATGCAGGGGCAGATTGCAAAGGCACTGCCGACCGTGTTGACCCCGGAGAGGTTTACACGCATGGTCATGACGGTTCTGAGTACCAACCCTGACCTGAGGGCTTGTACGCCCGAATCTTTTTTGGGGGCCGTCATGCAGGCGGCGCAACTGGGGTTAGAACCAAACACTCCTTTGGGGCAGGCTTACCTGATCCCATACAACAACAAGGGCAAGATGGAAGCGACTTTCCAAATTGGTTATCAGGGCTTGATTGACTTGGGATATCGGAGCGGTGAAATCAGCGTGATTGATGCCCAGGCTGTCCACGAAAACGACTTCTTTGAATTTGAGTACGGACTTGAGCCGAAGCTGAAATTTAAGCCGTCTTTGGTAAATCGCGGTGAGGTAATTGCCTACTACGCAATGTTCAAAACAAAGAGCGGTGGGTATAATTTCTTGGTCATGAGCAAAGAAGATATAGACAAGCACAAAGTACAATTCAGCCAGAGTTACAGTAGCCGTTACTCTCCGTGGACTCACAACTATGATGCTATGGCAAAGAAAACGGTTCTGAAGCAGGTACTGAAATATGCACCGAAAAAATCGGAGTTCGCAAGGGCGCTGACCACCGATGAAACAATCAAGACCAACATCGGAGAAGATATGGCAGACCTGCCGGATGAGAAAGAGATAATCAACGTAACTCCGAAAGAAGAACCACCGAAGGCTGAAGCGAAACAGGAAGATGTTTATGATGAACTACCACCAGAAATCCCATTTGATGCAGATTGAGGAATAGCGAGACTTGGAAGTAGCCCCCGGTGTTTGCCTACCTCGCCGGGGGCGGGGCAAGGGAATGAACTATGGCAAAGAAAACAAAGCAAGATGTGTTGGTCAGCTATAAGTTTCTGCCAATCTTTGAGGAACTGTTTCGCCGTGGGATGTCGGACATGGTAGCAAAACTGATTATAGCAATAATCAAGTATGACATGGACGGAACTCCACCAGACTTCGCTTATGATCCAAGCATTTCTATCTTGTGGGAATCTGTAATCAAGCCTGTTTTGGATTTAAACAAGAAGCGGTACGAAGAAACTGTAAAGGCTCGCCAAGAAGCAGGACGGAATGGTGGAATCAAAAAGGCTGAAAATAGCAAAAATAACCAAAGTCTACCAAATGGTAGCAAAAGCAAGCAAACATCAGCAAAGTTACCTGATAATGATGTTGATATTGATGTTGATGTTGATATTGATAATAATAATTTAATTAATCCTAACGGATTAATCGTCACACCTTCGTGTGACCCTTTACCTAAATTCGGAAAATATCAGCCAATTGTTGATGCGTGGAATTCGTTGCCTTTGCCAAGCATAATCACTTTAAAAGGCACAAGGCTGAAGCTGTTGATGGCAAGGGTTAAGGAGTATGGAGAGGATGAAGTTATCCACGCCATAACGATGATCAGGAACTCAAAGTTCTTGCAAGGGCAAAACAGCAAAGGATGGTACATCACTTTTGACTGGCTGATAAAACCCAACAACTTTGGGAAAGTACTGGAAGGCATCTATGATGACCGGCAAGGAGTGAAAGATGCCGTGCCAAACGGCAAAAACGATGCACAAGCCGGATACCAAAAGCTATTAGGCTTGTTAGGAGAGGAGTAACAAATGAGCAACGACAAGGTCAAAAAAGCAAAAATTATAACCACACTGTTCGCCGCTTATGGGCAGAGCAGTGATGCCGAAAGAATGGCAACATATGTCGAAAAGCTAAAGGATATCCCTACTGAAGTCTTGGACAAGGTTTGCGACAAGGCGGTTTTTGAATGCAAGTACCTGCCAAGCATTGCGGAACTGTACGAAGCCACGCAGAACATCATCAGCGAAGCAAACGGAACTAATGTCGTGCCGTTTGCCCAGGCATGGGAAGAGATTATGCAGCAACTTAACGAAACCTATTTTGACTGGGAAGAGGGTACTTACTCACGGAAAGAGATTGAACAGCTGGTGAAAAGCTTTGGTGGTCTTCGCGAATTGCGGATGATGGATATCAGCGAAGTGCCAATCATAAGGGCGCAGATGAACAAGATGTATGACAGCATCTGCAAACGGAACAAGGAACAGCATATGAACCAATATATCCTTGGTCAGACTTTCTTGATTGATGATGGAAGCGAAGTGAGGTTAAAGCTGAAATGATTGACAAAAGCCTACAAGCCAAAACCACAAAGTATGCCGCAGCTTTGGATGAAAAGGTCTTACCGCTTATGCCAAATGGGAAACACGCTTCCACAATGGCACAGCGACAGTTCCTTGGGATAATAGCGGAAAGGCAGGCAAAGCTGGAAAAGCAGATCAATTGGTTGCACGAACAACAAGAGTATTATAGGCAGTTAAGAGAGGACATATGAAACTTCATGCGAGGATAAGAAGGGGGGATGCCGTATGCCAAAGAAACAGCTAACACTTGGTTCGTTGTTCGACGGCATAGGTTAGGCGGGTGGCAAATCGCAGCTATCCACAACGGAGTTAAACCTATATGGTCTAGCGAAATTGAAAAATTTCCATTAGCACTTACAAAAGTTAGGTTTCCAGAAACAATACAATTAGGCGATGTGACAAAGATTGATGGGGCGAAGATACCACCTGTTGACATAATCTGTAGCGGTTCTCCCTGTCAGTCATTGTCCGTGGCCGGAAAGCGTGAGGGGTTCAAAGGTGAAAGCGGACTTTTCTTTTATACAACTGACATTATTCGACGAATGCGAGATGCAACCGGTGGCAAGTACCCCAGATTCCTGTGTTGGGAAAACGTTCCTGGTGCCCTTAACTCGTCAGGTGGCGCTGATTTTAGAGCCTTGCTTGAAGCGGTCGCAGAAACCGAAATTCCAATACCTGAAGGTGGAAAATGGGCAAACTCTGGGTTGGTTCAATGCGACAGATGTGAAATCGCCTGGTCCGTCTTGGATAGTCAGTATTTTGGCTTGGCGCAAAGACGTGCGCGAATCTTTCTTGTCGCAGACTTTGCAGAATCCGAGCGACGTGCCGGAAAAATATTATTTGTCGAGCCGAGCGGCGGCGGGGATTCTTCGCAGAGCCAAGGAGAGGGGAAAGAAGTTGCCGGAAGCCTTGCGGATAGCGTTGGAGATGCAAGCCAACCAGCCAACATAGATGCCGTAGTGTTAAGAGATTGGGCAGGCAAGCCTGGTGGTGGCAAGGGACCGTTGCTTTCGGTGGAGAAATCTCTGACCTTGCAAGCCAACACAAACGACCAAGTGCTGTTTGAAAGTCATCCCAACGACAGCCGTGTGACGGGTCCGGTAGATGTTGCACCATCGGTTACCGCACGATACGGAACGGGTGGGAACAACACTCCCCTGATCCTAAACGACCAGGGTGGAAGCGTGATGAATGTGGAAAAAGACAAGGTGGGTACGCTTCGTGCGGAAGCACACGGAAACAATCCTATCGTGTTGGAGCAAACGCAGAATGCGATTGGTGTTGATGTATATAACGGAGCAATAACAGGGGAAATAGCGTGTACTGTAACGGCAGCTTCGGGAAATGTTAACACGAGCGGACCCAAGGTTATAACTTTTGAACCGGGTGTTGCGACTCGTGATGGTGGGCATATCTACACGGATGACAAGTGCTGTACTCTTCGTGCCAACCCGGGAGATAACTTTCCGACAGTGGTTGAGCCGATAAAAGAAGATTACTGCGCATTTCAAAATACGGGTCACGGATATTGGAAACAATCTGACACGGCCGCCACTTTGCGGTTGCCAAACGGAGACCACGGAAACCTTGTCATACAAAACGATGACAGCATAGTTTCTTCCGCAGGATTCAAACCGGAGCAAGGAAAGGATGCAAGGGGCCTGGGATACGAAGAAGAGAAAGCCCCTACGCTGACAGGTAACACACCTGCCGTGGTGTACGGCATCTGCTCCAAGGACAGCAACAGCATGAAGTCTTCCAACCCCAACAGCGGTATCTACGAAGCTGACAAGGCCAGGACTTTGGATACGAGCGGTGCAAACCCAAACTGTAACCAGGGTGGGAATGTGGTTGTAGAGTCGCTACCATTTACCGAAAAAGCAGATTGCCTTTACGCCGCATACGGAACGAAATGGAACGGAAATGGGGCTGCTTATAACGGCTCGTTGTTTGCACAAACTGTTCCCAATAAAAAAATTTATGCATTAGAGGGAAACGGAGCAAGACCATCGCACAGGGGTGATGGTTGGTCGGAAACGGAAACGATGTACACGCTGAATACCATCGAACGACACGCTGTTGCACAACCGATAAACAAGGTCATAACCTACGATATCAAAAAAACTGTTCTTGTGCGCAAGCATCCTGTTGATGTTGAGGGGCTTAAAGCATTGTTAAGACACTCGCTTAAAGAAAGCGGATTAACGAGAAAAGAGTTGGCAGAACAGTTGAATGTTCCGCAAACCCAGGTAGACCACTATTTTAGAACGGACAACTGTTTTGCTATCCCAGAAAAAGAGATATGGTATCCGCTTAAAAAACTGTTGGGGATTACGACCATGTACTTTGACGCACAGGTTACGGAGTTTGTAGAAGAGGAATGCAACTTTGACAGCTCAAACAGAATCTACGACTCAAGGGGGATTGCCCCTGCAATTACAAGCACAAACGCTGACAAGATGATATTACAGCCAACGGATGGGAAAAAGATGACATATGCTACGAGCAAGGCAAGTTTCATGACGAACTGGACGGAAGACAAGGCGCAGACATTGGTGGCAACGGATTGGAAAGATGCCCCTGTGATTGTGCAGGAGAACAAGGATGAGGAAGACGTATAGGGAGTCTGCGTACGGAGAGTGGGTCGAAACAGAAAAGGCCGCCGTGTTGCGTAACCACGGCGGTTTATATGGGGGGGGTAGCGAAAATATCGTGAGTGAAGAAAAATTTGTTGATGTGAGGAACTCAAAAGAATACGACAAGAACGGAGCGTTGCAGAGTAGGGCAAGCAACAACCTGCAGAGCAACAATGTAGTGAGAACGCAGTATGCCGTGCGGCGCTTGACGCCAATAGAATGCGAAAGACTCCAGGGAATGCCGTTTGACAATTTTACACTCATAGATGACAAGAGTTGTTCAGACTCTGCCAGGTATAAAGCCCTTGGAAATGGGATGGCACAGCCTGTGGCGAATTGGGTCATCCAACGAATTGTAGAAGAGGTTAACGCAGAAGATAATGATTGATTTAACGAAAGGAGCTAACAGCTATGTACAAAGGAACAAGACACATTAACAAAGATATTGACATCAAGGCAATTGGGAGAAACATTGAGTTTTATCGGAAATGCAATGACTACTCTGCGAAGTATGTTGCAGAAATGACCGGGATGGGTCACAGCACAATCCAGAATTACGAAAGAGGCCGCTACCGGCCCAGCATGAACGCCATTGAAAAGTTAGCCCGGCTGTTTAAGGTATCTGTGGATGACTTGCTGTACACGGATAAACAGATGGAAAAGGATGAGCGGAAGAGCAATCCCGACAGCGGGATTAACAAAAAGGTTAAGCCGCAGGTGAACAGACCGAAACAGGCCGTAAGCTTCCGCATGGACGCCAAAGACTTTGTGATGCTGAACAAGGTGCTAAAGGCGACCGGGAAAACACAGATCAAATTCGTTGCGGATGCGATCCGCACGGAATACGCAAAAATGTGGGAACAGAAACACAGTACAGTACGCAGAGAGTTCAACGGTTGGAATCACAAGTGCCGTGTTGTCAAGGGGGTGTAAGATGCTATTTTTAGGAGAACAAAAAACCATAGAACAGCTGGTGGAAGTTGTGAACGAACTAAACAGAGAAGCAAAGCACTACGAAGACATTGCCACTGAAAAAAGAGAGCAGGCCGAAAGGATTAACGAGCTAATCAGAATAAACGTGGCGATATCTGACAACCAGGACACCCTTCTGTGGTGTGAACAGAAAGCGGTAGGTATGGATATTTTAAAACAAGCTCCTTTAGATATTAGTGGTGAATAAAATGCCAACGGATAAAGAGGTTATTCAAGCACTAAAAAACAAGGTCAGGGAACTTGACGATAAAAATGATATGCTTGCGTTAAGAATTGGTTATTTAGAACTTCAAAAAACAGAAATACTTAAGCAAATGCAAAACATAAACTATGAGATACAAGAATATGAAAGAAATATAGAGAATTTAGAACGGGAGATGCAATGCGATACTTAATCCTTTTAACAATATGGGCAACACTCAACACAAGTGCCTATTGCGATAAAGGAATAACCGCAAGTGGTGAATATGTCCGTGAGGGTGTCTGTGCAATGGATAAAGTCAACGGCATGGTTGTTCCTTTTGGTAGCAAAGTGTATTTGCCTGATGGCAGAGTGTTGATAGTCAAAGACAGATTCGGTGCAGGACATGATGGGCATTTGGATATTTGGATGAGTAGTGAGGATGCGTGTTGGCAATTCGGCAGACAGATGCTTCGGTGCAGAATTGAGGTGGAATGATGGAAAACGAAGAAATGGAAGTCACAGAGGAACAGAGAAATCCGATGACTTTTAGCATTGATGAATTAGGGTTTACGATTCGCACGAATAATTGCTTAAAACGGCATGGTGTAAAAACAATAGGAGAATTGTGCAACATGACGGAAAACGAGGTTAAAATTGTTAGGAATTTAGGCTCAAACAGTTTGGAAGAAATAAAAACTAAACTTGCAGAACATGGTGTAAGCCTTGCCAAGATAGTAAGGTTTAAGGCGAGAAACACTCTTGACGGAATCAGTGCAGGAAAGCATAGGCAAGTGGTTGAAGCGTTAAAGGTTATCAACCAATATTGTGCCAGCACTTTTAATAATATCAATGGTTGCGACAACTGCGTATTCTGTCCAGCAGACGATGGGCAAAGACCTTGTCCTCTGCGTGGTGATTTTACTCCAACAATGTTTTTAGCATGGAGCAGACGAGCCGAAGAACTTGATAAAGAGAGGAAATGAAAATGAAAATAACAATAGATTTTTCCGATGATGAAATGAAAAAGATTTTTGAAGATGCCGTTTACAAACGGGTGCTTGACGAATTATACAGAGATAATTTTACGGAAGAAAAACAATGGAGATACGGAATTAGAAACATTATCAAATCAACCATGAGAGAAGTATTAAAAGAGGATAAAGAACATCTTGCAAAATTGGCAGTTGAAGCGGCTGCAGTAAGCATTAAAAACGAAGCAGTAAAGAAATATTTAAAAAATCAAGTGGTGGAATAAGGGGGAATAAAAATGAAATGGAACTATGTTGATACAGACGGAAATCCTAAAAAAGAGGGTGTGTATTGGGCAACGATTATCTATCATGGTTGGGATAGGGAAAAACAAAAGCCAAACGATGATAAATACGTTATGATTGATACTCGTTACTTTTGCAATGCCAAAGAAAAAGACCTTGATGGTTGGAAAATGGAAGATGAACCTGATGATGGTTTAGTTTGGACGGAAGAAACAGGAAGTATGCCGAAAGAAAGCGTGTGGGCGTGGGCAGAAATTGAAGAAGCACCTTTCCCTAACAGGTTGCCGGA